ACCGGACACGAAGATCCGAAGACCATTCGGGAACCAGCGAGAGTCGGCGGGGATGGAGCTCTGCGAGTAGATCTTGAGGTCCAAGTCAGCAGTCTGGCTCGGGGTGGCACCGGTAGCGGCGACCACACGAGCGGTCCAGTACTCACTGTTGACCTGACGCTTGCGGCCCATCTTGATGAAGGGCGAGAGCTCCCAGACGCCACCAGCCACCTGCTGCACGCTGAGGCGCTTGCCGCCCATCACGCGCTTGTTGGCTTGGAGAAAGTCATAGAGACCGTTCTGGCGGACGCCGACAGCCTTTCCCACGAAATCAGCGGCAATCAGGTTGCCGAGAATGCGGTAGTTGGTGTCGTTCGATCCGTAGATCGAGGCGAGATCACCGGACGTGACGACCTTGGCGTCGCACGCGGTCACAGCGCCACAGGACTCAATGTTGGTCCCGATGGCCGGAAGACACCTGCTGAACAGGTTGTCGGTAGGGGTTGCAATAGGCATATTCAGTTATTCCTTTCGATGCTCATCTTTTCACTGAACGGACCAGTTTGTGAATAGGTCCGCTCATTTTCTGTTTTACAATCTGTGCTGCTCTAATTTGCGCAGAACACCATCACAGTCCGATGCTCTGCCAAAACGCTTTAGGGAGTCCGTTGACATTTCCGTTGTCATCATTACCAGCATCAGGCTGTGCCACCTGAGCTCTGACACTTGGAGCACTGGCCTCTCTGGCTGGTTTCTGCTCCGTCTTTTGTGAGGGTTTACTCTCCGTTTTCGTGTAGCCCATACGTTTCGCGAACGCTTCGGCCTTATTTTCCAGGTCTGACTTGATGCGTCCGGCCTCGTATTGAGCGGTCTTGATAATCAGCTGAGGGACCAACTCCTCATCTCGCACCGTGTAATACTTGGCCCGCTGAGAGGCAGGCATGTTTGCGTAGTCACGCATGGTTGAAAACTTGCGACCATCCTCCGCCACGGGGCGCTCCTCGCGGGGAACTGACGACAAGACCTTCTCAACGTGCATCGCGGTGTTGACCAACCGCTGCACCTCGGGCGACTTGCTGTTGTAGCTGTTAGGGTTGTTTATGACGCGCACAGCGGCATCGAGGGCCGGTAAGCTCCACTGCTCGACAGCAGCCACCGCCTCCATGGCAATCGGGTCGTTCTTGATCTCCTCAACGACCTTGGCCTTGTCGGTAGCGAACGTCTCGACGAGGTCTGGCCGCAGTGCCTCCAGCAAGCTCTTGGAAGCCATCTGGTCCACCTGCTGGCGCAACGGTGCAAGCTGAGCCTCGGTACGTGAACGACGCACCTCCTCGATGTCCTGTCCGTACTTCTTAGCAAACCGTTCCTCAGCCTCTTGGATCGCCTGCTCCTTGATGATGGAACGCTCGGCGTTTTTCAGATGGCGCTCGTCTACCTCGACGGCGTTTTGGTCAACGAAGTCAGAGTGCTCTTCATCGTCCCAGTCGAAGTCCACGCCGGGGTTTGCCTTGCGCCACTTCTTCTCGTAGTCACGTTCCTTCTGAGAGCTCTCAAGGAACTCCTTGGCAAGATCGCGCCCCTTGTAGTCATTGGGGTGCAGTTTCTGGACCTCACGAAGACGTTCCACTTCGTCGCGAAACTCTTCTGGAATATCGATCTGCTCTTCACGGCGTGCAGCCTCCTGCTTTCGAGCGTACTCAGACTCGAGTCGGCGCTCCTCCATTTGGCGCAGCGTCTCAGCGGTAGCCTCAGCGGCGGCCTTGCTGGCCATCTCCGTGATCTTTTCAGCAGAGATGCGGCGACGCGGCTTGGGATCTTCAGGCTCCTCGTCGTCAGTGTCGGCGGGAGTCTTCTCGACAGGCTTCTGCTCGACCTTGGGCTCGGGCTTCTTTTCAGCCTTCTTTGCCGGCTTCTTCTCCTCGGGCTTCTTGACCGGTTGCTCTTGGGTGTTGGCTTCCTCAGTGTTCTGTTGAGCCTCTTCAGTTGCGGCTTGGTTCTCCTCGCCCAGCAGCTTGTCCAGCAGCATCATGCTCGCCTCTTTGGCGGCTTCATTCATGGCTGCGGTTTCGGCCGGCGACTTTTCGGCCGGCGTGCTGCGAGCAGCATTCATCTGCCCGAGCCCTGTCTGATCTACGTCTTGAGACTGCTGTTGTTCAGTTGTCATGCTTGTCCGTGATATGCACTTCTGCGGTTTTGAATTGGTATCCCTCTGAGGACACAGTTGCGAGAATGTCTAAGCACGTCTGAAGACGCGCTGCTTGGTTGAGAGCTTGAGATGCGCGAGTGTCCAATCCCGCCTGAGCGCGGATGGCATCTGCGTTTCTTGTGATGACGTTCGATGCAGTTGCCTGCAGAACAGCTACCTCAGCCAACAGGGACTGCCTGAGGAGGTAGTACTCCGGGGACAGGAGCCATCTCTGGAGACTGCCCTGCTGGGTACTCTCCAGCGACCGGACTTGGACTTCCAACATTGGGATCTTGCTGTGCCGACTGGATTATCTGAAACAACCTTACCAGCGCCTGACTCTGTTGATCTTGCTGCTGGGCAAGCTGTTGAATTGCCTGTGTGGTCTGCTGCGACTGAACCTGCATTGGCTCCACCAGATTGGTCCGTAGACCCTCGCTGAGTTCCATCAGCTTCCCGTCTACAATCTGGCTGGCCATTTGGGCCAACTGCTCTTGGATCTGCTGTTGCTGTGCAGCCTGTTGCTGCTGCTGTTCCGCCTGCTGTTGCTGAGCCTCCTCGGGCGATGGTTGCTGCTGTTGAGGCTGAACACGCAGGCGGAAATCTTTGGGTGCTCCACTGTAGACAAGCACCTGATTGAAGAGGTCTACAAGCTGGTCGAGCCCAGCAGCTTGAGCGAGCACCGGATTTGCGAAGATTGACTGGAACGTCTGAATCATGGTCCCCGCCAACTTGGAGTCCACGATACGGTCAGCCCCCTCGCGATCGCTCGAGAAGCCATCCACACGGAGGGCGTCTTTGCTTCCACGAATACCGGCAGTAGTGCCCCGACCTTCTGGCTCGTCCACTTCAAAGCCCATCTTGTCGAGGGCCTGCTTCTTCACGTCATCAACCTCGGCAACGTCAGCCAGCACCTCGTCATCGGAGTAGGCCAAGAAGGCTTCATAGAGGAGCTTCTTGCGAGCCTTGATGGCAGCGTCGATGAAACTGCCAGTGAGCTCCAGACGGTTGCTGGTGTTGCTGGCGATGATCTGCACCTCCTGCGCCGTCTGCTCGTGAGCGGCAGGGAGACCAACCTCCTGCGGCGAGAAGCCAAGAACCCGCTCCATCATGGAGAGAAGCTGGTTCACACCACTGGCGATCTCACCGGAAGACCCCTGCGGCAACTGGACCGGCGTGAAGGCATCACGCTCAGACTGCTGCTGCCAGCTAAGTTCGCGCTTGGAGTACGGAACGAAAGTGACACCACGGTACTTCTTCTCACCAAGGTTGTTGATGATGTCGATGTACTTCTGATCAACGACATCAGCGTTCCAGAAAACGACACGTTCCAAGTTCTGCTTCACCGTCAGAATGTACTGGGTGAGCATGTTGGACAGGTGGTCCTGGAACGGGAGAATCTCCAGCGCGAGCGAGGAATTACGGGCGTTGCCCATGTCCGCGTCATAGAGGTAGGCCACCAACGGGTTGTAGGCCAGCGGTACAGCATGACTGACAGTGTGAGATCCAGTGTGGATGAAGCGCATCCAGACCGGGTGATCGTAGTCGAACAGGTTCCACTCAGACGGGATGAGCTTCTGGAAGTAGCTGACCACAGTAACACCCTCGTCTTGGTGATTGGTCGTGTACCGGTACGCCTCGCGAATACGATCAGCGTCGCCGGCACCCGGACTGAACGCCGTCGGGTCCGGGAACTTGAGCATGCACGGGTTGATCTCGCGGTAGAAGTTGTACTTCGACTCAACCCAAGAACCGTACTTAAACTGGATGTTTTCGGTGTTCCAGAACTGCTTGTTGTTCTTTACGTCCTTGTACCGCAACACGTTCCAGAAGCCAGCGTACTCGATTCCAGTGTCAGTGTTGGCTGTGCTCAAACGACTGTTGAGGTCGTAGAACATGCGGCTGGGGTGAGGGATCTCGAATCGAACACCCTCCTTGATGGTGCGCTCAACCTCCTTCTTGTCTTCGAGGTAGATCTGCTTCTCGCGGTAGAAGTCCTCAGCAGGGAAGTTCAGGCAGACGCCGTACTTGAGCATCTGCAAAATCGATTGGCGCTCATCCTCACGGTAGCCCATCTCCTGAACCATTCGCTGAATGCGACTGGTGATGATCTCACAACGGACGCGGTTCTGCATCGTCGTGGACACCGGCTCGTACTTGTAGAGCGGATAGATGTCACGATCGCTGAACAACTTAGCCCAGCGCATCTTCGTGTAGGCTTGAACCAGCGGTACGAAAATGTGAAAGAAGGTCGGCATGTCCAGCTTCATCAGCGGCTTGCCGTCGGGTCCGCACTTCTTGGTGCCGTCCGAGTTGCATAACGGAAGCAACATGTTCGACAGCCTCGACGTGAGACCCATCGATTTCATGGCGTCCATGACCTTCTCCGTAGAGGTGCCCTTGGACAGCAGTCCTTCTACGAGCGTGTAGGTGATCTGACGCTGTGAAGCATCAAACGCTTGGTCGATCGCATACCAAGTACGCGCCTCATTCAGGTTGCGCTGGATACCCTCGTCGATGCGCGACGAGTTCATGTCGATCAACGCCTTGATCTTGTCGTCGAGCTTCTCGGCCGTGAACTTCTTCTTGAGTTCTTCGACCGTTCCACCGCGCTTTTTGAGGATTTCGAGATCGACCATGTGTCTGAGGGGTTACTTCTTCTTTGGGCCGCCGATCATAATGAGGATGCCCATGCCCTTCTTTCCGTGCATCATGGGCTTACCTTTAGGCTGACCCCCGTACTCACCACTCTCGTCTTCACCACCCTCGTCTTCTCCCTCCTCATCGTCGAGCTCGTATTCGTCTTCACCCATGTGGCCACACTTCTTAACGTCGGTGAGCTCACCAACAATCTCAGTGTCGGACTTTGAGATGACGGTAAAAGTACCGTGGATCTCCATGGTTTCCCCCTGTTCGAGCGAGTTGATCGATTCGTCGAGGCCGTCCCGCTTGAGTGTGATAGAGTCCATAGATGGCGACTTTCGATGGAGGATTTCCTGCGGCCCTGCTCTTTTACAACCGAAAGTCGCACCGACCTTATGCAAGACACTCAAGGGCGGTGGTTGCCCGATCTTTCACCACGGGGATTCGAGGTATTCAACTCGTATGCCAGATACCTCATGGTGGACGGCCCTCGTAAAGCGGGTAAATCGCTTGCGATCGCACATCGAGTTGCACGCCACCTTTTCGAGAACAACAACGCCACCGTTGGTATCATTGCTAAAACCCTGAAGAACGGGAAGGTGGGCGTATGGTCGGACCTCACAAAGACCATCTTGCCTCAGTGGATGGACGCCAAGATTGGCATGAAGTGGACCAAGGAGCCCACCATGGACGTGGCGACCAAGATGTCTTACGCCCGTGTCCGCAACGCCTACGGTGGCGAGTCTGAAGTCCAGTTGCATTCACTGGAGAATGTCTGGGAGGCATCAGCCAAGTTCAAGGGAACCCGCTTCTCACTCCTGTGGCTTTCGGAAGCTGACCAGTTCGAGGACCGAATAGTCTTCGACGTGCTGACTGACCAGCTGCGTGTCGTTGAAATTCCATACGAGAACCACCAGATCATCGCCGATCTGAACCCACCAGAGAACGGTGTGAATCACTGGCTGGCCGGAATCTGGCTCACACGTAAACCAAGTGACAACGAGCAGTTCGAGTCACAGTTTCAGCGCATTCAGTTCAGCCTGAACGACAACACCTTCCTTGATCCACGGGAGAAGCAGGACCTCATCAACAAATACATGTACGACAAGCAGCTGTACGCTCGCTATGTCATGGGTGAATGGGTTGAGGACGTGAGCGATGGCCACTTCGCAGATGTCTTTGTTCCGGGCACCCACATCGTTGGGAACGTGACCAGCGCAACCGAGGACGATCACGAGATTATTGTGCCTCCCAAGAACAGCTTCGAGCTCTTTACCGGCTGGGACTTGGGTGACGTGAATCACGCATGCTCAATCTGCTGCAAGCGTACTGGTGACGACGGGAACTCGATCTTCGATGTTTTGGACGAGGCGGTTGTCATTGACCGCAAGGTGTCGATCGCTGACTTCACTGAGTTGGTAATGGAGAAGATGCAGTGGTGGGAGGACTATCTCAAGGACACCCACGGAACCACCAATGTTCTGTGGCGTCATTGGTCCGATAACTCGGCTTGGAGATATCGCGCTGCATCCGATGTCTACGACGAACTTGTAGTGCGTCAGGTATCACAGGGTAAGATAGTCCTTCACGCGGTGACCAAGGGGTCTGGTAGCGTGAAACAGCGAATTGGACTGCTGAAGAAGCTATTGTTCGACAGACGTGTTTTCGTATCGGCGCAACTTCACAACACCATTAAGATGATCCGAGAGATGAAGCCTGGACCTAACCGAGCCGAGCCAATCCGCGACGGCGACAAGAACAAGCACATCTTCGATGCACTCACCTACATGCTCATCAGCGAGACCCCTATGGATGTAGAACGACGAGCCATTACAGTGTCCAAGAAACCGACCGTAGTCTTCACCCAATGAAGCTGACCTACTGCAACGACAGAGACATCGAACTGTGGGTGGTTAGTGAATCTGGATGGGCGATCCCAGTCAAATGCCAGCACTGCGTTGTTGATGAGGTTGGCTACGTTCACGTCATCCCGGCTGTTCCACTGGGGTTTGCTCAGTCTGGGGAACTGGATCGCGTGCTGACACAGCGTGGAGCAACCGTGTTGAAGTCTGGTTGGATCATTGAGGTTAGCTCATTCACTCATGTAGCCACCAAGGCTATTGGGATCACCCCTGAGTTTTATTACCTATGGGATGGCTGTCAGGTGCCAAGACCAATCACGGAACCAGAGTCCGTAAAGAGACCGAAGACTGCACGCAAAACGCATGAGTCTGATCCATTTATCGATCACGTAGTTGCGACATCAGGAATAAACAAGGAACTACTAACCGTCGCGTTTTTAGCAGTTACGCAGGCGATTCCAGGCTGGTTGTTATCTGGCAACACATTGAGTCTCGGAGCGATCCGGCTGGCTGCTGTGCCATATCGTCGTAACTGGAAAGAGATCGTCCTTGCGCGCTACCCGACACTGCGCAAGGCGCTCATGGTGCGCGAGTCGAAGAGACTGTTGTCCATGGCTTTCACAGCGGCCTCAAGGGTTGTGAGATTGTCTGAATTGACCGAGTGCCACATGCGTCGTGGGAACCCCCTTTTCTCCTGGACTGTCGAGGTGTTGCACGACTCAGACTGGGAAAAGACCTGTGACGATGTAGAGGGGAAAGCGGCCGCCCAACTTGGGTCAATCCCATACGTCAAACGCTGGGCCAACCGTGTTTCGCAAATTGAAGAGACCGTTTATGAGATCCTATCTGCTCACATTCAAAAAGAGACTGCGCCGACTTGCCGAGTACTGTGGCGTCGTGGTCAGCGGGGTATGCAGTTTGTTCAAGCATCTCCCACTGTCCTTGGCCCTGCCCCGGTTCTTGAATGCGACGAGGGCAGCGACAGCAGCGTTGATGATTTCCTCGGTATCGAGGACTCCGCTCAATACCTGGAGGAGAAGGCTGCGCGCCTGTTCAAAATGTCCGCTCTACAACAAGAGAATGATGACGTGCGGTCATCACGGGGAGACGATCAAGCAACCGGACGGCGGCCGGGCGACAGTGGGGTGCTGGTGTTACATACCCCTAGCTGCCAAATTACCGGACAAGGAATGCTGGCTGGTAGAGATGAACCTCAAGAAAAATTGGATCAATGACGCCGATTCCCGCTGAACAAAACGACTGCACTTCTACTCAAGTGCGTCCTGTTGGTAGCAAACCCCCGATCTCTATGGCGGTGGCTGAGAAGGCTGCACGCGAGGCTGGGTTCAATATCATTGACGCCAAGCAGCTGAAGGCAGCTGGCATCTTTGGTGAGTTCGTATCTCAGGTTGGCGCAATCCATCTTGGAAGATCGCGGCTCGCAATGAATCTGGCACGCACTGACAGGGCTATGGACTTCTGTGAGTCGGCGATCGAGAACCGCGAGTTCCCTGATCCAGAATCAATGATCGGTGTAATGAAGGTACACGCCTCGCTGATCAGTGAATCGAACAAGGCTGCCGAGCTTCTGATCAAGTCAGCACAACAGGCCGCTGAAACAGCCAAAGCTGAGGCCATGGTTGTATTGCCAGGATTCGCGCCTCGTGCTCAGGTTGGACCGACGCAAGTCAACGTGATGGTCAACGCTGGTAACGGCGGAACCGAAGCGGTTGAAATCAAGGAGAACTGAACCATGCCAGCAATCAAGGGTGTCAAACGTCTACCGTCAGGCGGCATCATGTACCGTGGTGAGCGGTTCCCCGGCTTCAACAAGCCCAAGGCCGCTCCTCCCGGTGACATCCACAAGAAGCGTGTGCTCGCCAAGAAGGGGAACAAGGTGAAGGTCGTGCCGTTCGGCCATCGTGGCTACAGCGACTTCACCAAACACAAGAACCCCAAGCGTCGGGCCAACTACCTCAACCGCTCTGGAGGCATTCGCAACAAGAGCGGACAGCTTACCAAGGACGACAAGTTCTCGGCCAACTACTGGGCAAGACGGATTCTTTGGTAACCCGCTGAGCGACTCCGACTTTCGCCTCACATAGAAACCGTGTAGGCACCAAAACGATTTATGGCTACGACCACCATCTACAACAAGGCCCTAGAGCAGATCATCTCTGGGACAATGACTCTCGCCACCACTCCTGCCGGATCGACGCCTCCATACAAGGTGCTGCTCCTCGGATCTTCGTCGAGCTACACCCACTCCAAGACTCACGTTAACCTGAGCGACGCGCTGGCTGCTGGCGCTGTTGAAGCCTCCGGGTCCGGGTACGACACGGGTGGCAAGGTGCTCGGCAACATTACGACCACCACCAATCAGTCCGGCAATTTCGTGCAGGTTGAAATCAACGACGTGCAGTGGGGTCTCGGCGGTGGCGGTTCGACCATCACGGCTAAAGGCGCGATCATCTATCTCCCCACTGGCAACCCAGCCACAAGTTCTCTACTGGCGTACATCAACTTCGACGGCACCGTTTCCTCCAATGCGTCGGTGTTCACCATCGACTTCCAGACTCCGTTGAAGTTCCAGAACTGAACTCAACATGGCTAACCTGATCGCTTTCGCTGGCTATGCCCGCGAGGGGAAGGACGCTGCCGCCGCGAAGCTGATCAGCATCGGGTGGAACCGCGTCGCTTTCGGGGACATCATCAAGAGTCAGATCGACTCTCTGGTGAAACAGCATCTCGGCTTTTCAGCATTCACCGAGATCGATTCTGAAAAGCGTCAGATTCGCCCAATTTTGGAGCAGTGGGGTGAAGTCAACTACGACGGCGTGATGAGGGAGTTTTTCAACACTCTCCCTCGACGAGCGGTCAATACCCGACTCGTTCGCCTCCGTGAGGCCCGCGAATGGATCAAGCGTGGCGGAATCATCCTGCGAGTTCGACGCCCCAACATTGAACCGGCAACCGAATGGGAGCGTGACCGGCTGAAAGAGCTCTACGATGGCGGCGTCATCCATGACACCATCATCAATGACGGGACCATCGAGCAGCTTCACAACCGAGTGGAGTACTTCTCTGGTTCGGTCGATCCGTACTTACAGACTCGATAATCCTCAATCAGGAGCTTGACTCTCGGTGTTATACACCTAGAGTCGTTTCTGCAGACGCTCCGTCTTGGAAGCCGATTGTTCGCGACTAGATGAGTCGCTTCGGTCTAAAAGACGTTTAGGCGTCTTCTAGTTAATCCATGAGTATACCTACATTCAGAAAAGCCACCCGCGAGAAGGTGTTCCTCAAGCTCGCTGTGACCGGACCTTCCGGTTCGGGAAAGACCTACTCGTCCCTGCGCCTTGCCCGTGGTCTTGTTGGACCCACCGGAAAGATCGCCCTCATCGACACCGAGAATCGTTCGGCCTCACTTTATGCCGACCGTTTCGACTTCGATACGCTCGACATCACCCCTCCGTTCGACAACGAGAAGTTCGTTGATGGCGTCAACGCAGCCGTGGAGGCTGGGTACGGTGCCATCGTCATCGACAGCGCGTCCCACTTCTGGGAAGGCATCCTCGACTACAAGGACAAGCTCGACCAGCGCGGCGGTAACTCCTACACGAACTGGAAGATCGCTGGTGACAAGTTCGGCGGCATCGTCAAAGCGGTGCTTCAGTCCCCCGCTCACGTCATCTGCTGTATGCGCAGCAAGATGGACTATGTCCAAGAGAAGGACGATCGCGGCAAGACTCAGATCAAAAAGGTCGGTCTCGCGCCGATCATGCGTGACGGTATCGAGTACGAGTTCACGACCGTGTTCGACGTGGCGCTCAACCATCAGGCTGCGGTCTCCAAGGACCGCTCTGGCCTCTTCGTGGACAAGATCTTTATGATCACCGAAGAGACCGGTGCCCAGCTTGAAGCGTGGCGCATGTCTGGTGGTGAGCCGCTGTGGAAGACCCAGTTGACCACTGTCATCGGAGCTAACGAGCCCAAGGCCAACACATTCTTGATAACGCTTGGATGGATCAAGGAAGGCCAAACATTCCGGGATCTCTCTGTAACCAACGCTGAGAAGATCTTGTCAAATACAGCCGCGTTCCTCGCCAAGGCAACAGCCTGACAAGTTGATTGACCTGAACCATGGAAACTCAATCTACCGAAGCTGTTGTTCCGTTTCTGGAGCCGACCCTTGTTCCAGATGGAATCCATCACCTGCTGGATGAAACGGTGTACCGCCGTGACCCAGCAATCGCCATCTCTGACCTGAAGGAGATGTCGATTTCACCCGCTCACTTCTACTCCAAGAAGTTCGGCGGATACCGCGCTGAGCAGACGGGCGCTCAGTACATTGGCACTCTGACGCACCTGTCGGTTCTGGAGGCGGAAGAATACGCCAAGCGCGTGGTCCTTGAGCCAGTCGATGCTCCGAGGAAACCAACGTCGGCGCAGATCAACGCCAAGAAGCCCAGCGACGAAACGATCGCCGCCATCAAGTGGTGGGAAGACTGGAACAAGGAGCACGGCCACAAGACCATGCTCTCTCAGGATGAGGTCACCCAGATCAGCGGCATCACTGGCGGTGTTCAGCTAAACCCTGATGCCATGAACCTGATGAGTGGCGCGATGAAAGAGGTCGCCATGTTCAAGACCATCATGGTCAACGGGCGTAAGATTCGGATCAAGGGCAAGGCCGATATCATCTGTGATTCCAAGGGCAGAAATGCCGAGGTCATTGCAGACCTCAAGACCGTAGACCGAGGCTACGCAAACCCTGACGACTTCTCCTACTCCATCAAGAAGTGGGGCTACGCTCAACAGGCTGCGTGGTACATTGATCTGTACAACATGTTGGCTGCGACGGATGACCCGTTCACGACTCATGTGAAGAAGAGCCAGTGGGTCTTCATCGTGGCGGAGAAGTTGCCGCCATACGTCTGCATCACTCTCGAACTCGACACGGATTCAATCGAGGCCGGTCGAGCCATCAACAAGCGTCACCTCGAAACCCTCGCGGAGTGCTTCAAGACTGATGTCTGGGAGCGCCCTCTAAATGGGATGCGTGGTCATGTATCCATTCCCGAATGGGCCAAAAAGAAGAACTGACGAAGACCTGCATCAGATGCGGGCGCACTCAGCCGACCAAGAACTTCTGGTCGGGCAGGCCAACCTGCGTTGAGTGCGCCCGTAAACTTTGGTACGCACCCAAGTGCAACGCCGATCCTCGTCGTGGCCCCAACTGGCCCATGATGGAGCGAATGGTCAAAGCGGGTCTTATCAGCTATCCACCAGAAGCATTCTCAGATGATTCAACTCCCAAGTGACCACTGGCATATCGCGATCGATCCTGGTGCCTCAGGCGGCATCGCATGGAAAAACGGCGATGGACCAATGACTGCGGTGGCAATGCCGCAGGAGCCAACTGACACGGTCAAGCTGTTGAGCGAATTGGTGGTAAAGGGTTACACCGTTCTCTTCATCGAGCAGCTTCCACGATTTGTTCCAATGGGTGGTGGCAAGGGCATCCCCGGCTCCATGGCCGCTGTGATGTTCGAGAACTTCGGCATCGTTCTCGGTGCCGCCATGGCGCTTGGTTACCGCATCGAGCGGGTTCCACCCCAGACGTGGCAGAAGGAACTGGGGCTTGGTAACTCCAAGGGGCTCTCGAAGACAGAGTGGAAGAACAAGCTCAAGGGCCGCGCTCAGGAGCTCTTTCCGGGCATTCCGATCACGCTCAAGACTTCGGACGCACTCCTGATTTGGGAGTACGGACGAAAACATAGTTGACGGTTTCCGCACGGTGTATTACAAACCAAGCGTTCTCGGCGATCGGTGAGAGGAGAGTCGAGGATGTTCAAAGAGGCGCGGTTCAATCCCAGTTTTTTGGCCCCACGTATTCCGAGGTTTCGCTGATGCCGCCCCAGCGATCTCTCCCCCTTGGACTACGTGGGGCTCTTTTTTGCCCGTTTACTGAAACAGGCTTTTTCACCGAACGATGAAAACGATCATCCGAGTAAAGCGGCAGCAGGGCGGTTTCACCATCATCCCCAACGAGATCCTGCGGAACAAGATGTCGCTTCGCGCCAAGGGGCTCCTATGCATGATCCTCTCTAACGTGGACGAATGGGTTGTAACCAAGGCTTGGGTTGCTCAGCACTGCACCGAGGGAAGAGACGCTCTCAGGGTGACGTTCGACGAGCTTGTGGATCTTGGATACGCCTCCGTCGAGGATCAGGATCAAGGTAAAGATGGTCGATTTGCCCAGCGTGTCTGGACATTCCGCGACCATCCTGACCGTGACGGAAAATCCGCAGAAATACCCCCAGAAAGTGCGGAAAACCGTATACGGGAAACCGTCAACGGAAACCCGCCCCCTAAGAATACTATAGAAGAAGACCAATTAAGAACTAGCGGCGGTGCCGCAAAAGAGCGTCCAAGAAACGACCTAGCCGACAGTCTCGCCGAGGTCTGCGGGATGAACCTCGATTGCATGACGACAGGTGAGTGGAAACGGGTGGCCATCGCTCTGGCGGATATCAAGAAGGCCCAGCCGAACGTCACGGTCTCCGACATCCAAGCTCACGCGGTGAACTACCGGAAGGTCTTCAAGGACGCCACCATGACACCAATGGCTCTCAGCAACCACTGGGGGGCTACAGCGCCCCGGAGCGGAAATGGCCCTAGGAGCGCGTTTCAGGGTGCGAATGGTGTGGTGACAGCGGAAGAGTTCCAAAACCTCAAGGAGAGGCTTGCAGGGCATGTCGCCAATCCGAGGCACGGGGACATATTCAAGGACATGATCACTCTGAGCCTGCAGCAGGAGTTCGATGCCATGAAGGAGAAGTACTTCCAACTCAAGGCCGCACTCGGGGGTGCCAAGTGAGAGAGCCGCCGTTCTCACAAGAAGCCGAAGTTGGCGTGATAGGGTGTTGTTTGCTGAACAACAACGCCATTGATGACGCGATAAATGGTGGCCTCAAAGCCGATTGGTTCTATGACGTTCGTTGCCACGACCTCTGGGAGATCATCATCAAGATGCGTGATGACCGAATCCCGATCGACATGGTTACGGTCGCCAATCGACTCAAGGGTGACTCGTTCAACCGAGTCGGAGGTATTGCGTTCGTGTCGGAGGCGATGGACGCTGTTCCGAGCGCGGCCAACCTTCCCTACTATCTGGACATTGCACGGGACAAACAGCGGGCAAGAAAGCTGATTGAGATCTCGCAAGAGGCCATAAACACGGCCTATTCCGGGTCTTCCAAAGTGGACATGGTGCTGGACGCTTTCGAGGCCAAGCTGATGGGGATTCGCAACGAGCACTCCATCGACAGCGACTTCACTGGAAAGCAGATCGCAACCTCAGCCATCGACCTGATTCAGGAGCGGTGCGCAGGTAAGAACGATGCAATTCCAACTGGCTGGACATTCATGGATCGTATCCTCCGGGGTGGCTTGCGCCCCGGTCAGGTATTCGTTGTAGCAGGTCGCCCCGGTGCCGGTAAGACGGCGTTCACCTTGAGCCTCCTAACATCGCTTTGCGCCAGTGGGGTTCAGACGGGGTTTGTGAGCCTCGAGATGAGCGCCGAGGAAGTCGGCATGCGCATGCTCGCGATCGAGTCGCAGGTGGACGTTGGCCGCTACGATGAGCGCAACCAACCAAACGAGGGGGAGCTCAGGAAGCTGACCGTGGCAACCGGCCGTCTGGCCAAGCACAAGATCATGGTCAACGACAAGCCCAACCAGACCGCCCAGAGCATTGCGGCCAAAGCTCGACGCTGGGTGCGCTCTGCTGGACTGAGGGTGCTTGCCATCGACTACCTGCAGCTGATCACTGCCTCCGAGGGCAAGGAGCGGCGTGAGCAGATCGACGCCATCAGCCGCAACATGAAGCTGCTCGCCAAGGAGCTCAAGATACCGATCGTGCTCCTAGCCCAGCTGAACCGCGCCATCGAGCGTGACGGCAACCGCAAGCCCCGCCTGAGCGATCTGCGTGAGTCCGGGGCTATCGAACAAGATGCTGACCTTGTCGGCATGCTGTACTCCGCTGAGCAGCAAGACGCGGAGGCTCCCCAATCTGGTCAGAGGAAGATAAACCTGTTCATCGCTAAGCAACGGGCGGGTCAGGCCGGGGTGGATATCCCGTTCAACTTCAGACCAGAGCTTACACGATTCGATCCAATATCCCTGTTCGACCAATGAAAATCCGATCCTACCAAGAGCGCGTCTACAACTGGCAGCGCGATGTCGCCGCCCAGCCTGTGACGAAGACCCAAACGCAACGCGATCCCGAGTTCTGCAAGAAGCAACTGGGGTTCACCAAGTCCGAGTGGTATAACGAGTACGTCGTCCACACGGCCCACTACAGCGATCTGCTCAGTTCAATCCCATCGGGAACCTATGAGCAACTGTTCAAGGGGATCGACAAGGCCCGAGCCAATATCGCCGACGACATCGGTGACGTAGCCTTCACGATCCTTGGAACGCTCAACGCCTATGGTGTGGTGCTCGACAATATCTCGTTCTCCCGCTCAACCGACATGAACGTGCTCGCTCTGGAGTCTCGGGTTGGCGGGTTCCTAAAGTCCGTCGAGGAACATGACAAGGTGTCCGCCTCCGACGCTAAATCCGCGCTGCTGGACCTGATCGCCCTCTCCACCTACTACGCGATCAACTTCTGGGCGGCGCTGGAGGCCGTGTGCAAGAGCAACGACACGAAGCTGTGGACGCTGCCTGAGGTCCACGACAACGAGCAGAAGATCGAGAGCCTGAAGTGGACTGTGGTCGAGGTCGCTGGAATCAACGACCCCCGTCGATTCCGGGTCAAGAACACCGACGGCAAGCTGATGAAGAGCCCGTCTTTCACCGAGCCTGACCTCCGCGTTGCAATCATGCAGTTCGTGGACTTGACGTGACCAGAAAACTGTATTACACCTATCCCCACATGGCTGACCAACCAGAGAAGAAGATCGATGTCTCCAAGCTGGAGCAGTTCGACCCACCGCACTGCCCGATTCACGGAGGCTCAATGCCGGTCATCAACACGACTCCAAACAACGGCGTTGACCTTCACGGCATCGCTGGGAAGTGGTGCGGAGTTTGCATCATCAAGGCGCTCGAGAAGCTGGGAGTCCAGAAGTGCATCGTATGAATCCCGGCGACAAGTACCAGAGCGTCTACAACCCGAGCACCGTCGTTGAAGTCGTGTGCCCAGTTGCCGAGTTCAGGATCGGCGAGGTTCGTCAGCCGTGCGTCATCTACACCAAGAGGGATCGGTTTTACGTGCGAACCGAAGCTGAGTTTCTTGCGAAGTTCAGGCCGGTTCCGCCAAGCCAATGAACGATTCAGATTTGACAATCACCCCGTGGTGTAAGACACCTTCCAAAACGAAGATGCCGAACCAACGAGGAAAATCTCAAGCACTACTCGCCGTATGGATATCCAAAGCCCAGTTGAAGGAGTTGGACAAGTCTTCTGCCTCCAATCAGATGACCCGGTCCCAGTACGTCAGGCATCACCTGTTCAAAGCCGAAGAACCGCGTCCAAGCGCCAAATCGGCACGGTCCAAGTCGGTGGTCGCCGCATTACGGCGTGGGTCGAAAAAGGCATGATCTGCTTCCGCCAGAAGTACAGCCGCAAGGTTGAACGTATCAGTCTCGATGAGACGTGGCATCACGCCATTGGCCAGTTAGAGATTCGCTTGAAATGAGCAAGACCATCTCCAGCGTGACTCGTCTATCCCTCACTGGTGGTCGCACCGTGACGGTCTGGCGGTCGGAGACGGGACTCCTGAAAGAGTACGAACACAATGACGTTGTCGGTCACGCGATCATGTCAACCGGTCTGCGAACCCATAAACTGGCAGAAACAATTTTCACGAACCTCAAGAACGTCCGAGCGGTCGAGGTAATCGACGGCAACGGACAAGGGGTTCGCATCGAGAAATAGTTTTTGGGCGGTTTGCCCCGCCCGAAAGTCGCGAGTTCGGATCGACTCCCGAGTGGGATGATCGAATCAATCCGGCCCGTGTGGTCTATGCCCCCTGGTGCGCGATGGCACTGGGGGGCTCTCCTCCTGAAACCATCAACACCATGAAACCAAACCTGTACGCAATCATCAGCAGAGTAGTCTTAGACGGAATCGATCAAGGCTTCCGAAATACAAGAGCCCTAATTCCTGACAAAGACGCGAGCAACCTGACCGAGAACATCCACATGTCGGTCATGCGGGAACTCTCAGAGTACTTCACCTTCAAAGAAGATGAGCGAAAGTAGGCCGATTCGACTCCCTCTGGATGACATCAAGGGAGTCCTCAAGGACTTGAAGGAAGGCTACACGATAGCCGAGATCACAGACCGGTGGCACATCTCAACGAGAACCTTCTACAGGATCAAGGCCCTCAAGCAGCTACCAACCGAGGACATCTACAAACGAGGGGACTCACATTGGCCCTGCGTTCACAGCGAGGAGAAGATCCGAGCGATCGTCGCAGAGCGAAAGAAAGGGGTGTTGCTCAAGGATCTGTCCGCCAAGTACGGCGTCGCAGAGAGCTACATCAGCAGCATTATGAACGGCCACAAGAGAGAACAAACCAAATGGACGCGGACCACGAAGAAAAGCAGGAACTGATTCAGAGCCTGATCGAGAGCATCACCGACAGGTTCGAAACCATCCAGGTGTTCACCACATCACACAACCGGGAAACCGGTGAGACCACGTACATAGGAATGGGGACAGGCAACTTCTACGCCCGCATCGGGCAGATCAAGGAGTGGCTGCAACTCCAGAAGGACATTGTCAACCAGAAGGCCAAGCAGATCGCAGAGTCCGACGGAAGCGAGTTTGGGCAGAATTAAATCGGTGTAGTACACCACGAAACCACATGAAACTAGCCAGTATCGAAACCATCACAGACATCTCCCCTCACGGGAATGCAGACTCCCTTGAGATCGCCAAGGTCTTGGGGTGGCAAGTCATCGTCCGTAAGGGCGAGTTCAAGGCCGGTGAATCGGCCGTGTTCATTCCCATCGACACCATCCTCCCAGACGCGCCATGGTCGGCGTTCCTGAAGAAGGGCGACAAGCCGATCCGATTGAACACCATCAAGCTGCGCGGCCAGTACAGCCAAGGGCTCGTTCAGCCGCTGTCGATCCTGCCCGAGCACGTTCGCGGGTGGCAGCTGGGTGCTGACGTGGGCGGTGAGCTCGGCGTGAAGAAGTACGAGAAGGAGATCCCGGCGTGCCTGAGCGGTGAGACACAAGGATCATTCCCGCTCTACTTCGCACCCAAGACCGACGAGGACAACGGGCTCAGTAACCCGGATCTGGTGAAGTTCGTGTTGGAGCAGGATTGCTACGCTACGCTGAAGCTCGACGGGTCGTCCTGCACCATCGTCGTCCGCAACGGTAAGATCGAGTACGTCTGCTCTCGCAACCTGTCGCTCAAGGAGTCGGACACCAACGGATTCTGGCGAGCGGCCAAGAAGCTGACGCTGACACCGGACATGAACTTTGTCATTCAGGGTGAGCTTATGGGGCCGGGTGTGCAGGGTAACCAGATGGGCCTGATGGAGCCCACGCTGTACGTCTATCAAATCCGCAGCCTCGATGCCAACGCATGGTTCAGCTACGGAGTCATGGGCACGATCTGCAACAGCGAGCTCAACTGCGACTACGTCCCTCTGGTTGGCAAAATCAAATCGGGATCACCCATCGAGTCGCTGCAGAGGCTCGCGGATGATCAGACTGTGAACGGAAAACCCGCCGAGGGCATCGTGGTGCGCTCCAGTCTTATGGGGGCGTGCATGGGTAACGGCCGTCCTCTCGGCTTCAAGATCATCAACCGCAACTACAAGGACCAGTAACCATGGCCACCAACACCAAGCCGCAAGAGAGCCCGAATACCCCTGTGAAGTACGTGCGTGAGCGAGACGAATACAAGGTGGTCATAGTCTCAACTGAGACTCACGCCCGTCTCAAAGAGTTCGCCCAGAAAACCGGGTACAAACTCCAGTACGTCGCCGATGTGGCGATTGCTGAGTTCCTCAAGCGACAGGAGGTCAAATGAGCAAGACCATCTCCGACATCGAGGCCGCGCTCAACGCTGCGGCAGACCGCGAACTGGAGAAGCTGCTGGAGCCGTTCGACACGATCATTAATGATGACCGGCTGCGCGGACACACCAAGGCAGAGGAGATACGACCAGCGGGTGCTCCAAGTGTGACGGTGGCGCGTGGCACATGGTCTACCGCCGTTGTCGTTCTTGCGAGAGACGTGGTGAGAGACGCTGTGCGCGACGACTACCGCAAGAAGTACGTTCAGCGGTGGCTTGCCGACGTGAACCGGACCATCAGCGTGATCGATGATCTGGAGGGGCGGCAATGAACACACCCACCGAAAAGCTGGTGATGGCGCTGCGAGTCCTAGCCACCGACATTCAGTCCGACGATGGTGTAACCAACGCTGCGCTCTTTGAGGCTTCTCTGCGGTTGGAGCAGCTGAGCGAGAAGATCAAGCGGCTGCGTGAGGGGCTCCTCAAGCAGAACCAAAATATCGAGCAGACCTGCGGCAAGGTGCTCGGCTACCCGTGGTTCAAGGACGACCAGAAGAACTTCCCCGGCGCGACAGAGAAGGACGGTGTGTGTGTTGGTGACCATGTGGCCGAGACCATCGCAGCCGAGTTGGCGCGTAAGTACACGGAGGCGCAGAAGCGAATCAAGCGGTTGGAGGAGGCGGGTGATGAGATGTGTTCCGAGTTCAAGGCGTTCTGTCCGCTAGGGTCTAAAACCAGAGATAAATGGCGCAAAGCCAAGGAGGCCAAGCTGTGAGGCGCCTTCTGAAGCGCATCAAGCAGGCCAGTCGATTCGGAGAGACCCAAGCCGCCGTCGCGCTCATGATGACCGTTTCGATGTTTCTCGGGTATGCCGTGGGCCTACGCGAGTTCAACCCATTGGCACCGCTCGCACTGACCTGCTTCTGGCCCGCCGTGGTGTTCACCATCAACTTCCTTAACCCGCGCCCATGACCTACGACGACCTGATCAGGGTGATGGAGGTTGCACCGTCACCACTGACCGCGAAGAAGACGCTCGCGATCATGGAGCGAGACCAGTCGCGCATCACCGGGTTCGTCCTGACTGGGAGAAACGGAGAGACCACCATCGTGAACTCCGCTGCGGTCAGGTGGCTGTCGGGGAAGGAGATGTGGGAGTTGATGCACGGGAAGGGAGGTGGGGCGTGATTAGCCATGTGAATATGCCGCATGGATACGGCGAGTGTGTTGTCAACGGTCGTACCTACTGTTGGACATACAGCGAATGGCTTGGACCGCTGTTCCACAACAAGCACGGCGATGAGCTCAAGAGACAGCCGGGTCCGCGCAATCCAGTGTGGAAGCATTTCGAGGCGTGGGAGATGGGGTATTACTGTGGAGAGGACCGGATTGATCGGTTGAACAAGCGCGTGCAGCAGCTTGAGGCAGCCATCCGCAAGACGCTGGACGAGAACCGGCATCTGGCGGACGGTGAGGACTGCACTCTGCGAGAACTTAAGAAAACCCTTCCCGAATGGAACTGATCAAGAAAATCACACTTGAAATCTGGTGCATGGCCTATGGCGCACTGCTCTTCCTGATTGCATGGTGGGTAGTCGTGGCTGTCGCCGCACTCATCGCCTTCATCATGTTCGCGGTCTACGTTGCTACTCCGAAAAAAATGTCGGGTCGAGTCGTTGACAGGAGGTGACCAGTGTATTACACCTGTGTCGGCATGAAACCATTCAGTCAACTGACACGAAACGAGACACTCGATCTCACCAACGAAGAGCTCAACGACGCGATCCGTCTTGAGGCCATCGAGCGAGGGATCAAACCCCCGATCACACTCTCCGAAGCACTGCGTAGCAGTGAGTGGCGCGGCTACCAGAAACCTGCAGAGGCAATCAAGGTCTTCCGTCTGCGTCAGGGCTGGTACACCACTGACTTCGGGTGGCTCGATGAAGCTAAAGCCATCGCCGCTTTAGATGGTTTGGTGAAGATCGAGAAGATCGGCTACAAGGACGACAACCTAAAGATCGTCAATTCAGATGTGAACGTCGAGACGGTGTTCATCGGTGTTGGCAAGAGCGAGTCCAAGGGGGCGAAGTTCATGGAGTACTTCAACGACACGACCGAGTTCGACAAGGTGCGCGATGAGTGCATTGAGAAGTTCAGCGAGGTGCGTCAACAAGCGTACAACACCAAGGTCCGTGCCGAGCGTAAGGCCGAGTACCTGCGTCTGGCTGGTGGCAACGAGGAGATCGCCAAGAACTTCTGGGCCAAGGCTGAGGGGACCGAGTGGCCGACCGCTGAGGAACTCACCCTGAACGCCTAATGAAAGTCACCTCTGTCGCAGTCACGTTGAGCCTCGTCGAGGACAACGGTGTTCCGCTCACGCCGGACCAGCTTCTGGTCTACGCTGCTCGGGTATCGAACCCTGACAACCAGCAGAACCACCTCACCGGAGCCAAGCTGCTGGGGTTTTGCATGAGGGAAGGCCACTGGTCGGTGTTCGATCAGGCCGACCTAACCGTCGAGATTGAGACCAGCATCTCCATCTCGATGCAGATCCTCCGCCACTGGAGCGCCAAGTTCCAGCAGTTCAGCCAGAGGTACGCCGAAGTTCCCAAACTCGGTACTGTTCTTGAACCTGTGAGGCTACGCAAGAAGGCTCAGGGAGGGAATCGTCAGGGAAGCGGTCAGGAGGTTCCTGAGAACGACATCCTACAGTACGTGTTCAACGACGCAGTCCAGAAGTCTGTCAGTGCCTACCTAACTCTCATCGAGGGAGGCATTGCCCCTGAGAGCGCCAGGTTCGTCCTGCCGCTCTGCACCAAGACGCGGCTCTACATGAAGGGCTCGGCTCGCACCTGGATTCACTATCTGGATCAGCGGGAGTCGCCGCATGCCCAGAAGGAACATCAGCTGGTCGCCAATGCGATCCGCGTAGAGTTCCAGAAGCATTTCCCCACGGTCGTCGAGGCGATGGCCCTGCGGAAGAGCGAGGTGGACTCGCTCAAGTCAGAGATCGAACGCCTCAAGACGGAAATCAACCAACTGAAAGGACAAGCACAATGAACTTCGGACAAGCACTGGAGTGGCTCAAGAAGGGCAAGGCGATCTACCGCACTGGATGGAACGGCAAGGGTATGTGGCTTCTGCTGCAGACCCCTGACGCTGGAAGCAAGATGACGCTGCCCTACATCTACATCGAGTACCCCAAGGGCCACCCGGCCTACCCCAACGGATCGCGTGTGCCGTGGCTGGCATCGCAGACTGACATCCTCGCCAACGATTGGGCCTATAACGCCTGACGTTATGATCCCGAAATTCGTTTCGGGATCATCCCCCTTTCACACCATGAAAATCGAAACCATCCTGAACGGAGGTGCCTTGTGAGCGAGACGCCTCCATCAATCAAGGACATGAGCGACAAGGCCAGCATGCTCCTGACTGGACGGCAGTACGCGGCGATCCACCTCTGCGTGCCGGACAGCGGGGAGAAGTGGCTGGATGACATGATCAAGAAGGCGCTTCGAGATAGGTTTGCCTGTCATTACGTAGCGCACGTCGTGACGCTTGGGTTGGCTGACGATGAGTCGAGTGTGAGTTGGATTGGAGAGAACGCCTATTTTTTGGCAGATGAAATGATGCGAATGAGACAGGAGGGCCAGCCATGAACGTCTTCAACAGCAAGCGCGTCAGCAAGGCCGTGCAGAGCGGCATCAACAGCAGCCCAATGTCCAGACGCGATGCGGGTGAAGCTCACCGCGCAGCCAAGGCCTACAAGCTCAAGAACGACATCACCATCTACAACCGCAGACACAGAAAGAAGACCGTATGACAACGAAGCAAGTACACGCCATCTACGACCTCATTCAGGAGGTGTTCAAACGCGAGGGTAAATCCTCCCAAGCCCTGCACAGGCTGGTGAGCCTGGCGGACGACCAGAGGCCAGCCGACTGGCAAGACTGCCACGGTGTGTACCCGCAGGTGACCACCACCACGTCGAGCTCGTCGGTGCCGACTCCGCCCAGCACTCCGCAGCCGACTGGATTCGACTACAAGAAGTCACTGCTGGAAGGTGAGAAGAGCACCACGCTCAGGATGTACATGGATGCAGTTGAGAAGGCGAATAAGCTGCAGAGCGAGGTCAAGTCTCTCAAAGAGGTGATCGGCTCTCAGGATGGGAAGATCGCATCGCTGAAGGAGTCTGTTGAAAACAGAACCAAGACGATCGAGATGCTGAAAAACCAGATCGAGTTGCTGACGAATCGGATCAAGGACGACAGAGAGCACTGGGATGGATGCCGCGAGCACAACAACGAACTGGTGGCGGCGAACGCCGAGATCTACGAGTCGCTGAGGCACTGGGGGCTTGAGCAGTCGGAACCATGCAGCCTCGTCAACAACGTCAAGCAGGTCATCCAGCTGTGCGCCGAGCGCGGGAAGAAGATCGCTGATCTTAGTGAGCGGTACAACCAGTTGGAGAAGCGTGCCGAGCAACGGGCAGGAGAGGCGAAGATGCGCAGTGACATGATCGATATCATGGAGAAGCAGGCTGATCAGAAGGACAGGTCCATCGAGTCGCTGAACGCGGATTGTTCAAGGTTGGCACTGGAAATTAAACAGAAGGACAAGGTCATCTCGGCGCTGAACGACCGCATCACGCAGAGCGGCGAGGCGATGACGATGTTGGGTGTGGACAACAAGAAGCTGAACGAGGCTCTGGAGACTCTGTCATCGGTTAACCAGAAGATAGCCGACAACGTCGCCAAGCTGCGCCACGAGAAGGATTCCGACGAGGCCAGCTACATCAAGAAGCTCGCGGACAAGTCCCTCAGGATCGCGGTGCTGAAGAAGGTTGGAAACGAACTCTGCGCATGCCTCAAGCGTTACCACTACAGCGACACCCAGCAGCCCCACGTTGTGAGCGCCCTGCGCAACTGGGAGAAGGAGGCACGGTGAAAGAGACAATCACCATGAGCGACGCCCAGCCGGCCGAGTACAGCATCATGGACCTGGTCCTGGCCTACCGCGCCCACCGGGACAGCCTCAAACGCTACAAGCAGCAGCACTTCAAGAGCGGCACCAAGGTCCAGGTGGACAACACACGCCACCGCGGCTACGGCGAATGCCTGCCACCAGATGCCTCACGCCCGGACAGGGTGGAGGTGCTGATGGAAAGCGGAGCAAGATGGATGTTCGAGTTCGACCACGTTAAGCTCGTCGTGCAATGAATACCGGAGCGAGAGTCAAACTGTCATGGTACGAGGCTGCCATAGGCTCGTACGTAGGAATGCTACGCCAGCTTGCATCGCTCAAACGAGGACTCCAGCAATGCGCCGGCCATGAGGGCGCATCATGGAACGTCCATCTGGAGGGGGCCAGTGGCGAGATGGCAGTGGCCAAGCACCTGAACGTCTACTGGGGAGGCGGAATCAACACCTTCAAGGACGACGACCTCCCGGGCCTTCAGATCAGACTCAGGACCAGACACGACCACGACCTGATCCTCCGAAGACAGGACTCCGAGCAGGCCATCTGGGTTCTCATCACCGGCACCTCACCGGACTTCTGGATCAGAGGCTGGATCTACGGCCACGAGGCCAAGACACCGGAACGCCTCCAGAAGTACGGCAAGGATCGCTCAGAGGGCTACGTGGTGAGGGTTGAATACCTCCATCCTATCGAAACCCTCCCCGGATATCAGAAGAGCCAGAAGGCGGCTTCCTGCGATAGCCCTGAGCCCAGAGATGCCTCGTCAGATAGTTCGCAACCCTGATCACCTCCTTCTCCCTCCAGGAGGGCCTCATCAAATGCAGTAGCTCGTGGATCAACGTATCCATCCTCTCGCTCTCGCACTGCTTGTCGTGAAGCTCGATCAGCCTCAGGTCGCTGTACGCTATCCCGAACGCCTTCTCACCGCTGAGATCCTTCTCCACCACACTCACTCTCACAGGATAGGGCATGCCCCAACAGAGCACCCCATCACCCGCCGCTCAAGCGAAAATGCTTGACAGTTTTGGGGAAACCCCCTTTAAGATATCCCCCAGAGACACTCGAGCGTTTATTGAGATGAACGGTCATGTCGATCCGCGTAGGCCCTAGACTACGCGGTAGTACATCCCGAACTGTGTCCCCATGCCCCGTGACCGGTTCGCTTAGCCGCTTCCAGCGGCGTGTGGGTAATGTCTAACGGGTCAATTCGGCTGAGAGTTGAGGCGGCTGGTGCAACGCCAGTGGCGACCCAAACGGGGTAAACGGCCAGAGAGTTGAGGGTGGTTGGCGCGAGAGACTCCCAGTCCTAACCGGTCAATTTGTCTGAGAGTTGAGAAGGGGGGTACACCCTAACCCTAACGACAAAACGCACGAACCCCCGGATACCCCCCCCGGTGTGCGCACACGCGGGCACGCACGCACGCGCACGTCGCACACACGCGGTATTACTCGCGTCGCACGCGTTCTTTCTATTCGTTGAGGGGACTCCCGGATTGGAGCCTACAATTCGGAGAAAAGGAAGGAGTTTCCTAGGGTAGGTGTCGGTAGTGCCAAGCGAAAGCGAGGCGAGACCGGCGGTTCTTTCAAAGCTCAACCGTAAGGTCGGAGACGGCGGCCCTCACAAGGGTGTGGCCGGTCCCGTAAGTCGGTTCAAGGCCTAGGTGTAAACGCCTAGGTGTCCGAAAACTCCCCCAGAGTCTGTCGTTGAATGGCGTCTGCGCAATCGGTGTGCATTCGTTCAGGGTAGCCTACCTAGGTCATGCACCTAGGGAGGGCGCGGCTTCGGTTCACTGGCAAGGATACGTCGGCCGGTTCACCTATAGGTGTGCCGTTAAAGGTAAAGTCTACCCATACCCGTGCAGGGTCACTGCACACTTCAACCCTTACCGGACCCGTCGGGTCCATACTCTTTGCCGGTCCGATCCGTTTGGGTCAACCGGTCTACCCTAGACGCAAGCGGCGTCCACGTCGCCTAGGGTGTCCACCGTGCGGTTTATTCCGAGTCTCCAGACTTGGGCCGATACGGGCCAACGCTTGCAAACTCTGAAACTATGTCCATCACTGCTATCGCTCCCGTCACTCCCTCCGTCGCTATTGCTGTCGGTACGTCCCGCATCGAATTGCCCATGGGCATGACCATTGCCGACCGTACATCGAAGTATGGCAAGGTCCTAGGCACTCGCCTCACGTTTACCGGCACGAAGTCTGCGGCCGACCTGCGTGCCGAGGGCAAGAAGTCTGGGCTCAAGGGCAAGTCCCTCGATACCTACGTCAACAAGTCCCTCCGTGGTGATGTGGCTGCGGCCGCTTGGGTCCGCCATGACGCGGTGATGTCCGGCCTGCGGTCTGCCGGTGTGGTCCCTACCGACCTGTGCCCCAACAAGGCGGGAACCAAGTTCAAGGCCGAGTACGTCATGGTCGAAGAGGCCAAGCCCGAGGTGTCGCTCGCTCAGGAGTTGGTCAACCGCGGCAAGTTCGCCACGCTGGCCGAGGCCGAGGCCTTCCTCGCCTAAGTTCCACACTGAAGAGTCCGGAAGGACGAAACCCCGCAAGGGGTCTGTGGATAACACGACGCCAATGCCCCGCCGCGTTCAAGTGCGGGGCTTCTGTGAATCACTCCTATGACCATCACCTCAGAAAAGGCGGCTATCTGCCGCAAAGTCCGTCACCTCTTTGAGGCCGCACATCACCTGCAGTATGCGGGTCACGACCAAGAGCCGGTTGCACTCAACCTTGAGAGACATGCCCACTCGCTGTGGGTGTCATTAGGTGAGAAGGACATGAACACCTTCATGCTGTGGAACCATGTCACCGACGTGGTTCTGTCATTGGAGTCTGGCTCAATCACCGTAACCAACTGACCTATGCCAGCAACCCTAGACAACAGCCTGCGTGCTGTTGAAATGTCGGTCTGCAAAAACGTGGCCACGTTGACCGTCCCGTTCGGATGGGATGACGTGAAGCCACTGGTCGGCCGTGTTCTGGTCATTGAAGGCGTGCCCTACGGGTACACCGGATGGAACAGTGACCGGATGGTCGCCTACTTCAAGCGGGGCGGAATCATCGGGAGGCTCGCATGACTATCGAAATCCGCCCCTGTCAGCCAAGCCTAGGCTACCAGCGCCAACGCTGGCCCAAGACCCGCCATCACGTCCTCCGGGTCGGCACCCGCGAGGTGCGGGCCATCGTGTGGGATGGTGAGTCTGTTCGCCCTCTCGGGATCGTTGCCTTGGTCTTGGCATCGTTCTTCACCCAGTGACACTGTTCCATGTCACCCCGACATCTCGGGCGAGCCTCATCAAGGCTCACGGTATCCAACCCCGCTGTGAAAGGCGTGGCATCTTCGCGGATGGCCACCGAGCGGCGGTCTATGCGTTTGCGGACATAGACACGGCTATCGACGGTCTCACCAACTGGCTGTCCGACCAAGATCATTTCCGGTTAGACACTTCAGCCACGGTGTTGCGGTTCCAGTGGGATGGAGCCGTTGAAGACGACCCAGAGATCGCAGGGTCATACATCATCAGGTCCGAGATCCCAGCAAGTTCAATCATCGAAGCGATCGAGATCGAGCTCGGTGATCCTGAGTAGCGCAGAGTGACGGGGCCTACTGGTCCCGGTAATGCGGCACGCTGGTCACAAGCCCAGCGACGTTCCTCGTTCCGTTCCCGTCCGGTTGGCGGGTTCTTCTGTTCACTATGACTATCAACACTCCCGAGGGCATCCACGCCTATCGGATGCTCGCCCTCAAGGGCGCTCTCAAGCTGGAGAGCTTGGGCATGCGCCGATCACATGGCCCTTCAGCCTTGGCTATGGTCAAGGAACTGGGCATCAAGGCAAGGACAGCAAAAGCGGCGCTGCCCCTCTTCGAGGCTCACCTCAAGGCGGAAGGCATCCTCCGATGAACTACTCCGCCCTCATTAGTGCCATCATGGCCGTCGAGTCCGGCGGTCGCGACCAAGCCATCGGTGATGGCGGCCGTGCGCTTGGCCCCCTTCAGATTCACAAGGCGGTCGTTCAGGACGTTAACCGGTTCGCCGGAACGTCCTATCGGTGGGAGGGAATGACCAACCGGGCCGACGCCCGCAAGGTCTGTGAGTTGTACCTCCAACACTATGCCAAGGGCCGTTCAATGCAGGACGCTGCCCGCATCTGGAATGGCGGGCCTACTGGTCACACCAAGTCCGCAACAAAGCCCTACTGGACCCGTATTCAACGCAACCTCTCACCTGAACTCGCAAAGAACTAACCTATGAAGACAAGCACCATTGAAGAGCTAAAAGCACTGCACAACAGTATCGGAACTCTGATCGTTAAGATGGACAACGATGAGATATTCAAAAACCTCATGTCACTTATCGGAATGTGTTATGTGTCGAACACTGGCACATGTATAGTAGCAACTAAGATCATAAAAGTGGATGTCACTCAGCATAATAACTGCGGACGCATTGTGATGTACATTGACCGTGTTGAATCATTTTACATAGAACAAAACCTCGAGGTTGTTATTAACGAGAACAAGCGGACTGAATACACGCTCCAACAGGCTCTCCGCATCGCTCGGTTTGAAGGCTTCGACGCAATGAAGCCCGCTCAATTCGATCACCTCAAAACCGTAGCCAAGTCCAGACAGGACTCCGTCTGGAACGATATCTGTGAAGCGTCAGCAGTCTAACCTATGAAACCACGTCCCATCCCTGCCGTGCCCTGCCTTGATACCTATCGGGGCAAGCGGTACTACAAGTTCACCGTCGTGACCGTCACCAGCGGTCTGTTCTGGGCCAAGAAACGGGTGTTCTCGCCCGTCATTGCTCAGTCTCCATCCGATGCCATCGAGGTGGTGCGCGAGGAGATCTATCGAGAGGTCGCCAAGAACCCAGACAAGCTCCATCCCATGGAGTTCCTGACGTGGGGCGTCAAGGGCGGTCTGACCCACCGGTTCTCCGGGTGGGAGTCGATGGTCGGTGGTGCCATGATGCACCGTGTCACCCCGGTCGGTAAGCAACGCGACTGGGTCGAGGAACTCTGCCCAACCTAAATATGACCAGCAACTTTGACGACATTGCAGTCGGCGATCTTGTTCGAGTGGAGCGCGGACCGCTTGGCCACAGCACGCAGATTGTGAGACGGATTGCCCGCACCACGAACACATTCTGCCCAATCATGGGGTGGTACGGCGGTCCATCCATCCTGTTCTACTTCGTGGACGGTGGCTGCGCCCACCACTTCCAACTCGATCAGTCTCAGCCGATTGAAGTGAAGGGCTGGCTGACCAACAGCGATCTCCACCCCGCATGACCATGGACTTACCCATCTGGCCGCAGCTATACCTCCGCGTCACCATCCAAAGCGACGGCTCAACCTGCCTCATGGACATCGCCGATAACGAACCGCTCAACATTGAATCTCTAATCCACAAGTGGGTGAAGGATCTCTACGGCGACGATGACCATCACGTCCACATCTCGCGACCAGTTCGCGGTCTGCGTGAGTACGACGCCGCCATCATAACCGACGGGCGACCGCCCGACTCGTGCATCGTCTGGTCATCCGCAGAGTTCGATCTCATTCCGAAAGAGTAAACGTGCCGGGTGTTCTACACCCGACCAAAGCAACCAGCCCATCGCTCTCACAGAGATGGGTTGTGTGCTGTGGTCAACCACGACCAAGCCGGTGGCACAACGTCACCGCGTCAGAACGTCAACTCAGTCACCTATGTATCAAGTCATCTCCATGTTCCGATCTGCGGGTTACATCAATCGCGACATGACTTACGTCCAGAAGCAGGAGGCCGCTGCGGGTAGCAAGTACCCCGGCATCTATCAAAGCGATGCTCGCCGCTACAAGCAGGCGATCCATGTGGTTGACAAGACATCCTGCAGCCGTGGCCTCGCTCCCGTCCATGGTGCCCCGATGCGAGCCAAAGACACGTTGCTCGCTTCGATGATGCGCAACTCCAAGTCGTTTTACTCGCTCAAGAATAGCCAACTCTCTGAGCGGCTGATCAGCACTTACGATACCAGCAATCGTTCCAACATCGCCTTCCATCGGAACCATAAGTTCCCGACACCCAAGCCGGTTAAGCAACGGTCTGCAATGGAGGCAGCAAAGCAGGCACCCAAGCTGATGGGTCGGCTGGTATCGGTCGAGATCGAGTGCTACCACCCATCCGGCAGCTACCCCGAGGAGCACGGCCTCACCGAGGTTGGTAACGATGGCTCGCTCGACAGCGGCGGCATCGAGATCAAGCGCATGACATGGGCCAGCAATGGTCGGCTCATGGGGTTGCTCTCTCTGGAGAAGCAGCTGCGTGGGTATCGGGTCAACAAGAAGTGCGGCATTCACATCCACATCGACGCCCGTCATCTGCCACTGCCTACCGATCCGTTGGAAGACAGGATGCTTCTCACCGCGTCGGAAACCTACGATCGACTCACCCTACTGTACCCCATGCTCAAGAAGCTGGTGAGCGAGTCGCGGCTTCGCAACAAGTACTGCCAGTGGGTCAACAACAACCCCTCTTCCGAGAAATACAATTCTCGGGCTGGTCGCTACGCTGCGATCAACTTCGAGGCCTACAAAAAGTACAAGACCATCGAGTTCCGTTGCGCCAATGGCTCCACCAACGTGGTGAAGATCGAGTCGTGGGCACTGTTGTGCAGACACCTGTTCGATCACTGCGCCAACAAGAACAACAGCGTGCCGACCAACTGGTCCGGCTTCCTCGCCATCCTGCCCTCGTGGATGGCTTCATGGTGCGTCCTCCGCAACCAACGTTTGCACGGCAACGTCGGTGCAGTGGATGCCCGCGTCGCCTCGGCCCTGGACTTCGCTCCCGGTGGCAACGTCGAGTAAAACACCGTCAACACAACACCTTAATCACTGATACCTATGTGCAAACTGTTTATCGCAGCCGGTAAGTTCTCCCGCGAGGAGACCATCCGCATGATCGCCGAGGCTAACTGCTCGTTCGCTTTCACACAGCGGGACGGGTTCGGCTTCACCGCCTATGGCCCGAAAGGCATGGCCTACGGTCGATACCTCAACCCCGAGTCCTACTGCGGGTTCGGAGTCAAGATTCCGGGATTCATCAACGCCATTCAGATCGAGGAGGGCGAGATCCCTCCTGTCGTGACCGCTCTGGTGGTTCACGGTAGGACATCCACCAACAGGGTGATCGTCGAGAACTGCCATCCGTTCCGATCAAATGGCATCCACCTCGCCCACAACGGGGTGCTGAACTGGGTTGGTGACGGCCCCGGTCCCAAGGCAAAGAACGGTTGCGACACCGAGGAGTTCTTCCAGTGGTGGTTGCATCGCAAGACCACCAACAAGTGGTCCGGCACCAACAAGCACTGGTCTGGCTATGGCGTGTTCGGAATCATCAACGCTGATGCCAAGCGATTGACCATCGCCAAGTGCGGGGCTGGCAATCTCAGCTGGGTCTCCGATGACAAGGACAACCACCTGTTCAGCACCAGCGGGACGGACGTTGTTCAGATCGGCAAGGCTGCGGGTATCAATGTCAACCGCAAGGCGCTCTCGATGACCCCCAAGAGCATTGCTGAGTTCTCGCTGGGTGGGTCGCGAGCATCACTGGTTCTCAACGAGAAGTGGTGCGGGTTCGCTGACTCGATGCGCGACGCTGCATGGGATCGGTCGATGGGTATTCGTACCAGTCGCGACGCCTACCTGAGCAGGAGGTACGGCAAGCAGACCGACATGTGGGACAGCAACCTTGCGCCCCGCGAGGCGATCAACCCAAGCCCTGCGATCAGCGTCCCTCGCGACACCCAGCGCGAGTCGTTCCCTGACTTCGATCCTGACATCGAAGCGCAGGTCGAGGCTCACCTGAACGGTGACCTGCACAAGTAACACACCAGCCGGGGTGACACCCGGCTCTTTTGGTCTGCTTCCACATGGAGTGGCGGCAGATCCAAGGAACTCAACACACAATCAATATGACAGCAGACCTACAGAAACGACTGATCCAGTTCGCGATCCACACCCTCAACTTGCTGGAGGCGGACATCGATTGGAGCTCCGCCACTGATGAGTCCATCAGTGCTGTTGCGAATAAACTCAACCTGTCCACTGCCGATGACGACGGCTACTTCAAGTCGCTCGTGACCGAGAGCGGGGAAGATATCCACGTTCACCCGTTCACCGATGAGGAGCTCGTCACCCTGCTTGAGGCGGCGCGCATGACGCTTGGTGATGCCGACCTATTCGTTGGCATCTCCGAGTCGCTCGACATATCCGACGACAAACTCAAGGCACTACAAGAGAAGCTCAACAACCACATGAACAGTTGATCACCATGCACAAAGACCAAACCAAGCCAGACCGTCAACTGGTCGAGGCGATGCAGCGAATCAGACTGCTGTCCACACCGGCCAACACCATGCCCTGGCAGCGGCACGAGGCACCGGACTTCACGAAGCTGCTGACAATGATCAGCGCAGTCGCGACCAACGCCATCACCAATGCGGGAGGTGCGAAGTGAAATGCAACTGCCCCAACTGCGACTGGTCCGGTGACACCAGTGAACTCGATCCGGTTGGTATCGAGGTCTTCCAGAGAATCGAACCCGGAGACACTTTCCCAAACGGTGAGTGCCCCGAGTGCGAGGCTCTAGTATCCATTGCCGAGCCGTTGCGCGACGCCGCTCCAGACCTACTCAAGGCGCTAGAGAATGTGGTGTCGTGCTTCAACGCAAACGATTCAGACAGCATGGCAAACGCTGTTGCAGATGCAGTCGCCGCCATCGCCATCGCCAAGGGAGGTGCGAAGTGAAATCGGAATACGGATTCAATGTTGCGTATGCAGCGTGTCAACTGGCCGCTCGGTCAGATGAATCAGGCACAGCAAACATGTCCGAGCGCATAGCGTCCGCAGCTAGGGGCATCGCTGAAGCTGAGGAGTGCGGCGTTGATTGGGGGCAGATCATTTACGACGACGTTCTCGACAAGGTATCCAGAATGATCTCGGACAACCCGAGCGTGATAACGGACGAGCTACTGGACACGCTTCGTCGCAACGCTTTCGAGATTGTGAAAGACGAGTTCTATCAAACCTCAGCCAATCAACCAGCTGGAGGTGTGCTGTGAACCACTTCCGCACCCTCTCCGAGGCCATCTCGGCAGTGAATAACGGCACTCGTGTTTGCTGGAAGACTGGTGCCTACCAGTTGAAGCAGGACAAGAACGGCAAGTGGTTCGTCCACTGTACCATCAACGACGACTGGGCTCCGCTCTTCTGGTCTGACGGGGTCACGTCCCACTACAGGACCGAGGACTTCTTCGTCTTCTGACCATGCCACACAGCCCGTGACTCGAAAGGGTGACGGGTTGTAGGCAAGGCCAACAACGGACTTGCGTAACCTCAACTGGTGTATTACACCTACTCACAAGGAACTATGTACCAACTGCTGGGCGTCAACACCGACGCCAAGACACCCAAGGGAACTGCCCTTGGATACCTCACCGGAATCCTGTACCTCGCCCCGGCTAACCTGTCCGGGTTTGAGGTCTGCCCATGGCGCAATGCTGGATGCACTGCCGCCTGTCTCAACACGTCTGGCCGTGGCAAGTTCGAGTCCACTCAGCTTGCCCGCATTCGCAAGACGCGCTGGTTCTTCAGCGACCGCAACGCCTTCATGGGTGCGCTACACTTCGACATCAAGCAGCTGATCCTCGACGCCGAGCGTGCTGCTCTCAAACCCTGCGGCCGTCTCAACGGGACCAGTGACGTTGCGTGGGAGCTTGGACAGAAGAGCATCATCAAGTCGTACCCCGAGGTTCAGTTCTACGATTACACCAAGAGCGTGCATCGTGCGATCAAGTCACTGACCAACGCCCTCTGGCCCAGCAACTACAAACTCACATTCAGCCACTCAGGTGAGAACCTCAGTGACTGCCTCAAGGTTCTGAACTTGGGCGGCACAGTCGCTGTCGTCTTTGATCAGGTGAGGCCAGCAACTTGGAATGGTTTTCCTGTCATCGACGGCGACCTGCACGACCTGCGCTTCATCGATCCGCGTGGTGTTGTGGTTGGACTCAAGCCCAAGGGTGAAGCCAAGAAGGACACCAGCGGATTCGTTGTCAGACCACAGATCGAGCAGCTAGTCGCAGCATGATCGACATAGACCCAGTAGTCGCAGCTGCTGGGTTCTGTCGGCAATGACGCCGATACGGAAAACTGAACACACAATACACATGAGCAGCATCGATATTAAATCCATCAACTGGGAGCTAACCAACCGAGAGATCGCGGCATCACTCGGTGTCACACCAACGCTGATCGGCTACTACCGAAAGCAGACTCACCTCCGCAAGTTCAAGCGCGAGAAGTACCGCATCGACTGGGCCAAGGTTGACTGGACCAAGCCCGATCACGAGATCGCCAAAGAGAACAACGTCAGCGCGCCTCCTGTTGGAACCGCCCGTCGTCGCTTCGCCCCCGAGCACCTCAGGCACGCCAGCCCTAGCCCGCAGGGCTTGAAGCGGTATCAACGCAAGCTGGACCTAGAACGTGCAGCTAAAGAGGCCACCGCCATGCGCAACGCAGCCATCATCCACACGGCTGACCTGATCCAACAAGAGGCTGCTCGCCCCAAGCGAACCGATGCCGAGTTGGCGGTGCCTTATTTGAAAGGCATGCCAATCGTGGTTCCTCAAGCCGACGCACCGAAATCACCTGTGCAGCAACAGACCCAACCCTCATGGGTGAAGCGCAAGCTGATCGCATTCCGCGACTGGCTATTCAATGTCTGCGTGTCGGTTGAGAAGGAAGCAAACAAGTAGCACTAACCAATATCACCATGATCACAGACGACGACCTTTTCAAACTCACTAAAGGCAAGCTCGACTACAACGCTCAGATCATCATGTCCACCATCGATAAGATGGAGGCTGAGATCAAGGAGTTGAAAACAGCGACGCAGATCCAGTCCATGGACAAGATGAACCTCCACCTCAAGGCAATCGTTGACTCCTCAGTTGGTTGCCGATCACGCCTTCAGTTCATGCGTGGCGTCTGGTCCTACTACAAGGATCTTAAACCTAAAGCATCTGTCACATTTCATGAAGGGATTGCTTAAGCTATCTCTCACAGTTGCAATGTGGCTTGCTGAGATATACTTCACAATAGTTGTGCTAAGACTACTAATCAAATGACTACAGAAACTACGTATCAAGGCCATGTAATCTACATGAATCCATCACAGCTTGCGCATCTTGCTGTGACATATCACAACAGTGACTTCCCCGGTCGACGACCAGCTACAATCCACTTCTCGAAACTGTGGATCAACAAGTGGTTGTCATGGATGAAGGCATGCCATCACAACAACGTCACGTCGGAAAACCTGCAGACCTACTGCACCCGGCTCTTCGAGAACCACAAGCCACGTACCTCGCAGGAGTATTGGAACTCGGTTCGCCGATTCCTGCGGTGGCTCGAGACTACTGGCCGTGTGAACACCAGCCCTCACCATGCTGTGCGCACACCGCCGATCCGTGAAGAGCGAACCGTCAACGCCATCACCCATGAAGAGTACCTCAAGCTGCGACAGACTGCGGCTGGTCATTGGATGGACTGGGTCATCCTTTTGGGATGGAACACCGGCATGTCCATCGCCGACTGCATGATGCTGCGATGGGGAGACATCGACATGGACAAGTGCTTCATCCGCATCAGGCGCGTGAAGACTGGGACTGAGTCGATCATACCATTCAGCCCAACAGACGAGCTTGGGAGGGCATTGCAGGCTCAGCGCGCTGAGTTCCCTGACGCGAGCCCAACCGACTTCGTGTCGGAGCAGGCTGGCAGCAGGGTCAACATGGACCGGCACGTCATCGCCAGCAGTGGCAGTGACGCCTTCCGGTACATCGCAGACAAGGCGGGCATCGATCGCAGCAAGCGGTTCCACAGCCTGCGCCACTCATTCGTCTCCATGCTGGCCAACAGCGGCATGAGCACAATCCTGGCAACCAAGGTCTCGGGTCACCTCGATCCGCGCATCTTCTCCCAGTACGTTCACGTTGATACCGACGCCATCAGACAAGGCGTGTCCGAGGCCCGCGTCAAGGCGGGCAACATGCAGGAGATCACGGTGGTCACCAATGGCCAGCGTGTCTCTCAGTCCAGCGCGTTCACATTCAAGCCAGAGCGCATCTACATCGTGAAGAAGGGGCGGATCAATATGCCGGATGGAGAGCCGGTCAAGTTCGTGAAGACCCTTGAAAACGCTGAAGGAAAGCGTGCTGTCACCATCCCGTGCGACGAAAGTGGCGAGCCCACCTGTGGGTTCCGACTGGTCGTTGACATCAGGGATGTGAACGTCTTTAGTTAGGACGCGCTTCGTGCGCTATCACTAACAAAAAGGAATAACATGGCATCGTACAACAAGGTCGTCCTGATGGGCAACGTCACCCGTGATCCTGAAGTCAAGGTCACACCCAAGGGCACCTCTATCGCAAAGATCGGACTGGCAGTCTCCCGCAAGTTCTCCACTGAGAGTGGCGAGAAGAAGGAGGAGGTCACGTTCGTTGACGTTGACTTCATCGGAAAGGTTTCCGAGGTGGTCAGTAAGTACGTCAAGAAGGGTGACCCCATCCTGATCGACGGACGACTCAAGCTCGACCAGTGGGAGGACAAGAAGACCGGGGAGAAGCGGAGCAAGCTCGGCATCTTCGGTGAAAACCTCCAGCTGCTGTCTCGCCCATCCGGCCCTCCGTCTGATGGTGGCTCCAACGTCAGCCGCTTCAAGCAGGAGCAAGCTGCTGTCAATCCGCGCCAAGCTGCGGCTGGTGTAACCAACGACGGGCCTGTCAGTGCGGACGATGATGTTCCGTTCTGATCACCCGTTGACAAGATGCACTTGGTGTACTACACCTTGTGCGCAGTGAATTGTTGATCAAGTCTGCGATCACAAGCAGTGACAGTCGGGAAAGACCGATACCGTCAGTGCGCCCGAGGGGGAGCGAGTTGTTCTAGCCTCCTTACACTGTGAAAACAACGGGCACATTTTCTACTGGGGCACGCAGGGAATGCGGCGGCGGTGGTTCGCTGGTAACATGGTATCCCTGCTCCGTAACCGCATAAAACGGAGCGCCCCAGTTGCTTTCGTGGCGGGGTGTAGCAGCGGTAGCTAGGCTGCCTCATAAGCAGACGGTCGGTGGTTCGAGTCCACCCCCCGCTACCAATTTCGATCCATGGTGTAGAGAAAGCCGACGGGCATAAGACACGCTGGGCCGTAGAGTCCAGAGGTTCGGGTACTTTGGCTGAGAGACAGTGGGATGGATGCAAGCCTACTCACTGGAACCTTGTTGAAATCCAGCCGTTCAATCCGATGGGTCGTCCATTTACAGTCAGGTGCAGATGAAAGACACGATCTCCCAAATGCTCAGTGCATTCCCTCCCCAGATCATCCGGCTCCTAGCGCGGGAGGGTAAGGGTCGAGGTGCCAAGCGCCTCACCCATCACGACATCGCCAAGCGGAGTGGTCTGTCCTACGAGAAGGTGCGCGACCTGTCCCTACTCAAGTCTTGGGACAAGGTCTCCATCGGAGACGCGGACTCTTTCATGCGAGGCTGTGGCGTCACACTCCGCAACCTCTGGCGTCATCGATACTTCCTGCGCAGATCATTGGACCCGCGCAAGACTGTCAGCCCACTGTCATTCACATCGAGGCGGGGCGCAGCGCAAAAGCCCCCTCCGCCCGAGCTCTTGGTCGCAGCAGCCTTGAGCCGCGCACGGTCTTCGGCTTCGAGGTCTTCAGCTTCTTCGGCTTGAGCTTCGACAGCTTGGTCTTCACCGCCCGCAGCGCCTTGGGTGTTGCGGAGCGGCGGAGCTTCCTGAACTTCGAGTTCATCCGATCGATCGCAGTCTTCGGCTTTCCGCCAACCCGCTCAAGATCCCCACGGCTACCTGAATCAGGCACCAAACTGGCAAGCGCCTTGTTGGCGTCGTCAGCCTTCTGGTAGGCAACCCGCTGGGTATCGCTCATGCGAGAGAGCAACCCCTCACGTTCGTCGTCAGTCAGGTTTCGCCCAAACGTCTTCCGATCCACGGCTCGACCGGCAATGGCCGACTTCACAGCACCGTAGGGATCGGTACCGCCCGTCTTCTTCTTCTCCTCGGCGGCTTGCTGCAGCAGGCTCCGGGCTTCCTCAAGGTTACCACCAGCGGCGGCGGCCTCTGCCCTTCTGACGAGGTTGCTGAACTTGGTGGGCGTTCCACCCTGTCCACCCTTGTCCGAGAGCTCCAGCGGGCCTGCAGCGACTCGGGCGGCACGTCCTGCATCAGCCGAGGCATCAGCAGATCGCACACCCGGCAGTCGGTTGAGCACCGTGTCAGTTCCAGGCACCGTCTGGCGCAGCGTGTTGACGAATGTTCCGGTCCAGTCGCCAGTCTTCATGCCGCTCTCGATGGCAGACGAGAACGTCTTGGCCAGCTGCACTGACTGCGAGAAGCTGGCGATATCGGTCGGAGAGTTCCGGTAGGTCTGACCACCAACCATGTTGGAGATAGCCTCGCCAGCATAGGGAACCATCAGGCTGATCGATGCAGCAGCCAGCTTGGCGATGCTTCCGGGGTTTGCATCACGGAGCACATCACCCAAGCGGGTAACCGTGTAGGGGCGACCCTTCACCAGTTCGTAGAAGAACCCACGGATCTCGTTGTTCCACGCTCCAGACAGGGCGAGCACAGTCAGGAGTGCGACCATTGAGATCGCAGAGTAGGCAGCGAAGTTGACGTAGCCACGCTTCGGATCGACAGCAGACAGGTTGCCCAGTGTACTGAAGTACCGGTTCACCCAGCTTGAGAACGTGAAGATGAAGTTGTAGATGCGACCCAAGATGGTGCGCCCTTGGATGGCCTCCGCTCGCATGCCCTCCATCGATGCGTTGGTCATGCCGAGAAGCTCACGCGAAACGTCTCGGTTGAATCCCTCGTCAGCAATCGGAGGCACATCATTGATGTCAGTGCCAGCAGCCTTGGCCGCCTGAACGCGCAGCCAGTAGTCGTGCAGCACCCGCTCAAGACCACCAAGACCAGAGAACGACTGACGCATGTTGACCAGAGTCTCGCGCTGCCAGCCGGCCGCCTCAGCTTCAGCCTCGGTGATCAGGTTCTTCGGGTCGGACCAGTTGTCCCATCCGGTAGCGCCGGACTTCGACCGCTTGTCCATGATCGAGATGCCAGACCGCATCACCAAGTTTAGCGTGTCCTGAATGGACATGAGGTTGATCATGTTGGCCACACGATCAACGGATGCCGGGATGTTCTGAATGCCAAGCGCAACGTAGGGGAGGAACCACTTCGAGAAGACGCCCTCAAGTACACGGGAGGTTGAACCGACAGAGTCAGCAAACCCCTCAACTGGAGATCCATACCCACCGAGTTGGCGGATGATCTTGGCTCGCTCAAACACGCTCATGCGGGGAGCAGCGAATCCTTCAAAATTGGATCGCGCCTGCATGCGCTGGAACTCCTCGACGCGCTCAGCGAACTTGCGCATCAGGAATCGAGTCTTGGACTTATTGGCATTGAGCCATCCGGACACGGCCTTGTTCTCAGATGACAGCGCAGCAGCTGTATCCCAAGCGCCACGGACGATCTGGGTCAGACCCTGTTTGACCAAGCTCTTAGGCTTGAAGCCCTGCAGATAGATGCTCGGAGTGAACTGACCAGCAGTCACAGCCTGAGTGAAGTTCATGACCGCCGAGGTCAGCTGCGCAACGAGCATCACCCGTCGAACCTGAAGCATGTCCTCGATGACAGTCGTTTGAAGGCGGCCGACGGCAGGCTTCTCAAGCGTCTGCTGAAGAACGTCGGTCACGTTGGTGATCATCTTCACCAGATCGATCAACTGACCTTGATTGAGGTATGCCTTGCCAGAGAGGACGTTGCTCTTCGGCTCAGTCCACTCGCGCTTGATGTAACCAGCAGAACCCTTCCGGCTTTCAATCTGCTCGTTAATCTTGGCGAGCTCAGCCTCGAACGCATTCTTCGCATCGCGCATCAAGTCCAACTGGCGCATCCGAATCGGCATCATTGCCGAGTGGGCAATCACGCCCTTGGCGCTGTCGCTGGAGATGGTGAAGTTGTAGAAGTTGGACGGCGCAACCATATCACCACGAGGCTTGGTGAAGTTGTTTGAACCGCTGATGACAGAGTTGAACGCGACCGCCGACATGGCGTCCTTCTTCAGAAGTGCAGTCTCTTCATCTCGATCAGCGCCCTCGATCTGGGTCAGGTAGGAATTAACGAACTCATCGATCTCGCTGATCAGCTGACGCGAGATATCATCCTTGCGCAAAGCCTCGTCTCCAACAGCCGGGGTCATTGCATCGATGTCATCAATCAGATCATCAAGCGTTCCGGGCAGCTGTCCGGTCGATGCGTACCGATCCGCGAGGGCTTGGTAGATCTTCAAGTACGGAGAGTTCCTCTTGTACAGAGGGCTCATCTCCATGACGTGCTTGAGCGCAAAATTGACGAACCACTTACGTTGCTGCAACAGGGCCAGCCGATTGGCGTAAGCAGTGGAAAGGCTCTTGCCCTCATTCTGCCACTGCTGAGCCATGTCTCGCACTCTTCCGGGAAGCTCACTGCGATCCAGAGTCATCGGAGTGGTGAATGCACCACCAGCGTAAGCGTATCGGAAGCGACTGCGCTTCTCGCCGTTCACAATGAACGACTCCTGCACCAGCGTCGGGTAGTACATGGCGATGCCGCCGTTCTCAGAACCGCGAGCAGCCTTGTAGATCGCATCAGCGAACCGAGCCTGAAGCTCGGCCGCCTTCACGTCTTCCTTGGTGATGACATGCCCGAAAGCGGTGGTGTCACCAACCTTGAGGTTGCGACCGATGCGCTCCTGATTGCTGCCAAGGAACTCGTTGAGGACTTCCTTGTCCCATGTGCGAGCGTCAAGACCCGGATGACTCTTGATAGCGTTATCGACAGCGAGGTTGATTGCGTACTCGCCAAACCGTGGGTTCATCCGTGCCGCCTCGATTCCAGAGGCAACAGACATGGAGACCTTGAGCAGGAGGCGGAGTTCCTTGCCGACAGTTCCAGGCATCAAAGACAGGACGTATGCACGATCGATCAGCGGCGTGAGGATCGGAATCGCAACACGCAGACGGTTGATAATGTCGAAGCTGTTGATTGCCAGCGCGGCGTCTCCCATCGGGTTGGAGAACAACGTCAGCTTGGTGCGCATCCACTTCAGCTTGAAGCGGTCGATCGCACTCAATGGCTTCTTGAGCTCGTTCTCAATCGCGGTGAGCGCACTCATCACGACCGCGTTGTTGTTCGCGTTGACAGCCGGATCAGCACTGTACTCCAACGTATACAGCTGGGAGCCAATCTTGTAGGTGAGCTTGCGATCGCTCTTCGATCCCTCAGCGCCGCCGTAGTCGCCGGCATTGCTGGACAGGATGTTCAGGTTGCGGATCGCCTCTTCGTGCTGAGTGCTGAACTCAGGCGATGCGGTGAGCGCGTCGTAGATGCTGAGCTCATCAACAGCGCGGAGGATGCTGCGCTCCATCCGGTTGATGGTGTTGTCCAGCAGGCGCGCCTCCTCGATTGCCTCAGACTGCTTGGCCAGCACTCGGCGATAGAGCCGTGCGAAAGCGCGAGGGTTCACCTTGCGCTTCTTGTTGCCGGTCATGCCAGCAACAGCCGCCTCGAACCCGTCGATCGAAGCCTTCACCACGGCGATGTTGGAGTTGATCCTCTTGATCATCTTCAACGCGGGGATCAGCCGGCGCATGGATTGCAACGGGGTGCTTCCAGAAGAGCCAGCAGTGAACAACGCGGTGATCGTCTCTGGCAGAACCTTCTGATCCAGCAGATTGCGGGTGGTGATGATGTTGATGATGTCGTCGTTGGTCTGAGCAGCATTGAGCTCAGCATCGGTGACACCTTCAGCGATTGCAGAAATCGCTTTTCTCATCTGGTCCGACTGCTTGTGAGTGCGGCGAACGATCTCGGCGGCTTGTTCGACAGCAGCCCTCTGAGACACGGTCAGTTTTCCGCCAGTCAGAACCGACTCGCGCACGTATTCTTTGTAGTCTTCAACAAGGTTGTCTACTACACCAGTTGTTGCAGCCACTTTGACATTAGCGGAGGCGAGTTTTTTCCTCAGGCCGATGATCGATGTGCTGTACTTCTGGCGCAGCGTCTCAAGCCGATCGAGAACCTTGGTGCGCTCGTTCTCAACGTCGCGAGCCAACTGGTCAACGGCATGGGACGCTTGATACTTAGCCTCAACCTCCTCATCGGTTGATGTTGGCATCGATGCAAGCTGCATCGGCGATGTTGAGACAAGCCGCTGATCGATCAGCCACTGCAGGCTTCGCTGAACCGTCTTGCCGGAATTTACGATTCGCTCGACCAGCGTATCGGGGATCATCTGGGCCTGCGTCGCCGCCAAGTTCTCGATCGCAGCGATGTTCGCCGCGTTGAGTCCGGGCACCGAGGTTAGGTCGCTCAGCTGCTGCTTGTTTTCTACCTGAGGAGCAGCCATTAGCTCGCCGACTCCCTGATCCCCTTCACTGAGAGCGACGTTGGGCGCGAACTGCTCGGTGCTCAGGTTGACGATCTGGTCGAGCAGGGTCTTCTGCTCACCCTTGAACCCGAACAGGCGGCCGAGCAGGTTTAGGAACTTGGCCCAGAGTGACTGACCATCTTTGGAAGTGACACCGTTAAGCGCGTCGCGGAACTCCTGACTGGACATCGACTCACCGACGAACTCGGCGAGGTTGTTGAAGTTGGAGCCGTGCTCCTGCAGACCGTAGAAGCTGTTCGATCCAAGAGCCTTGACGGCAGTATCGCGCAACCGGCGAACCTCGTTGCGGAACTTCACGTTGGTGCGCAGCGCGTACACCGTGGCCGCGTGGACCGCCTCGTGCATGACCAAGTAGTCGTGCGACGCAGCGGACTGGCGGATGTAGATCGTGTCGGACTGAGGGTTGGAGTCGTAGAACGCGGCCTGTCCGGGGCGCGGAGCGACGCGATCGAACTCGGCGTCGGACAGCACAACCACACGGGCACGGAGATTGGCCTTGAGCAGCTTCTCAGCGATGCCACGCATCCAGCTGCTGGCAGTGTTACCAGCAAGCACGGTGTCGATGGCGTCGGCCAGTGTGGTCTCACCCTGCTGGAGAGACTGGTTGCCGGTGTTCTGGGCGGCGGCGTTGGCCAGGAGAGCTTCACCTTCAACGATTGCCGCCTCAACGCCATCGATACCCTTCTCATCGTAGATGTCTTGAAGGTTTCCAGATGCAGTGAGACCGACGCTGCCGAGAGTTTCCGCGATTTTTTCAGGTGTTGTACCCTCTCTTCTGAGTGCTTCAGTGACGCTTGCTGGCGCGTTGTAAATCAGTGACTTGAAGCCGCTGATAACAGCGTTAGTGAACTCAGCTGGAGTCAGCTGCCGACCACGCACAGCGGCCTCGGCCTTCTGGATTGCAGGAACAACAGCATCAGCAAGCGCCTCGACGTTCCTAAAGATGGACGCCAGCGACGCAGCACTCTCCTTCTGGACAGGCTGGGCAAACTGCTCGATCGGGGAACTCTCCTCGCCGTCTTCGTTGACGGAGGAACTCATTGAGGTGGTCGCCTTCTCGATGAGCGACTTCTTGCGGGAGTTGCGAACCGCGATGACCAGGTTCTTCTTGGGTGAGAACCCGACAGGCGATTTGCTGTCGATGTTCTTGAGTACCCACTTTTTCAGGCCGCGATCGTAGTTTGTTAATACATCGTCTATCTCGACGTTGACTACGCTTGGCTGGCCATCGATGAAGTCGAACGCAGTCTGCTGGTTGAACGCGGCTTCCATGGCCACGGACGCCCGCGTACCAACCTTCTCACGAAGAGCTTCCAACGCCTCCTCGTCGCCCTCGTTCTCCTTGAGTGCGCCCTCCATGAGCTCTGAGAACCTGGCGTACTCAGGATTGGACACACCCTCCTCCAAGATCGCTGCCACATTCTCATCGTCGGTCTGTGTGATCTTCGACGGGCGGCCGACCTTCTTCTTCTCGGTCTCCTTCACCGACTCGCGCTTCTCGAGCAGGTTGGAGTTAACCACCGGATACACACCACTGAGTTCAATGTTGCCGATCTTCTGGGTGTTCGGAGCCTTCTTGGACAGCTGCGTGACGCGAACCTGCGGCACCCCGTCCTTGATGGAGTCGATGGTGCCGAGCACCTCGTTCTTACCGGCAGCCGTGCGCCAGCGAATAGTGTCGCCAACCTTGACCTCGGTGCCGTCCGTGTACTTGGGCGCGGCTACTGGTCCTTGGGGCGCGGTTGTTTTCGGACCTGCTGCCCCACTAGGCGTTTCGGTTTTGGCGGGCTGGACCGGGGCCACAGCCGCCGCTGGAGGCGCTTGGATTTGTGTACCATTTGAAGAAATGACCGGGGCCGCAACTGGGACACCACCCACAGGAGCAGCCCCGGTTCCCACCGGTAGCGAGGATTCAGTCGGCAGGGAAGTCTTGGTAGCGGCGGCGGCAGCAGCCTCAGCAGCAGCACGGGCCTCAGCGGCAGCCTGTTCTTGGGCAGCCTTCTCAGCAGCAGCGCGGGCTTGGGCCGCAGCTTGCTCACGGGCAGCCTTCTCAGCGGCAAGACGCTTGGCCTCAGCGCGTGCAGCAATCTCAGCTTCGATCTGGGCCTTTAGATCTTCGTCGCGCCTCCGAGCATCTTCCAGCTGTTTCCTCAGTGTGGAGCCGATGTCAGTCCGAATGACCTGCGGAACCTCGCCACGAGCACCTGGGCCGAACTGGTTAGCCTGATTCTCCTCAAGCTGTGAGAGCCTTGAGCCAACACCAGCGGCAGCGCGGTTCGCAGCAGCCTCATCTTTCTGGCGCTCATCCAAGAGGCGCAGCATCACGTCGATACCTGCATCCTCCATCTTCTGAGGAACCTCTCCACGAGCTCCAGGGCCGTAACGGTTTTCCTGATCTTGCTCAAGTCTTGCTAGAGAACCGGCAACACCAGTGGAAGCACGTTGAGCAGCGAGGTTCTGCTCGCGCTCGAGCTTGGCATTCGCCTCAGCCATGGCTTGATCAGCCTGATCCATCCACGCAGGACGGGTGCGACCGCTCTCACGTCCACGAGGGGCAGCATCGTAATCGTAGAGCGAGGAAGCAGGGTCAGCCTCTTGGACTGGGGTTGCTGCTGGAATGATTGACTCCGCAGCAGTGACGGCATCGAGAGCCTGCTGTGTCCGTGCGCGTTGATCTTTGGACAGACCCTTCTTACTCAGGGCCGCAGCCAAACGGGCACCATTGAACCCAGCGTCGATCAGTCCAAACCCGAGAGCCTCTGTGGCCAGCTGCTCCATCGACGGGGCTTGATAGTCTTGAACACCGATAGCAGCACGGCCTAGTTCACCGGCACGCTCCTCCAGCATTTCGCCGAAGACGCCATCCCACTTGGTGGTCTTGCTGACAGCGTCAATGAAGTCGTTCCCCTCGAACATTCCGGGGTACTTCTGCGCCACTCGACCAGCCACTGCCTTTTTGAGACCAGAGGCCCAGTCAATGGTGCCACCGAGACCAACCTTGCGGGCACCGGAACCAAGCATGTCGGTGAGAAACCCACCAGACCGCTCGCTCAGAACCTCTACAAACTGGTCTCCAAGAGCCTTGTAGGCTGCGGTTACGAACGGATCAGCCTGCTTGGTTTCCGTGAAGTAGGTGCCTTCAGGCGACTCCTCCAAATCAAACCCCGGAGTCATCCGTTCAGCAGTACCAGACACAATGCGAGCCGCACCGGACGGGACGGTCTGTGCAGCAGCACCAGCTACGCCGCGAACGATGCGACCACTGACACTGTCAGCAGCCCAGTCGGCAGCCTTGCGGGTTGCCGTGTAGGCAGTCTCCTTGCCAAGCGCCTTAACGCCAGCAGCAGCAGCTTTGACGGCAGCCTTCTCGCCAGCGGTTGCAACGCCTCCGGTAAGAGCTAGTTCGCCAGCAAAGCCTGGAGCCTCACCGAGAACACGGCCGACACCGTAGGCAATCCGTTCAGCTGTTCCACGACCAGCGGCCTCTGCAGCAGCGCGGTCCTCCTCGGCCTTGTACTCACGCAGACGCTGCATCTGCTCATCTGAGGCAGTGCCTTCACGGGCAGCGAGTGCAGCACTCAGCACACCGACTGACTTCACCGCCTCCTTGCCGCCGCTGTAGAACGGAATGCCTCCCGCCTCGAAGCCGCGACCGAAGCCACTGGTGAACGAGTCCCACATGCCCTGCTTCTCTGTGGCTGGAGCGACCTGATCCTGTGCAGCTGATGGCGACCTGAAATAGTTCTGGTCAACGTACTGGTCGATCTGTTCATCAGACCAGTCGTCACCAAACTGAAGATTCCCGTGGCCTTCAACTGCAATGATCTTAGGCATGTGCGTGTCGGTCTTTTTTTTGCTGAACGAAGTGATAGACCCCTGATGGATCAGCTGTCAGGCACCAACTTATTGTTGCGTTCGGGTCATCCAGTCCAAAGACGGAAGTTCACGGTTTCGATACCCACGGTAACCGGGCGAATAAGTCCCAGTCACGTCTGCAGCAGAGTTCAGAGAATTGATGTACACACTGTTTTTAACGTCCTGAGGAAGACCTTCAAACTGCTGCTCGAAATTGTTCCAGTTATCAGCAACAACAGAGCGCGGACGCTTGTATCTATTGCTCGCTCCAACCTGCTCTGGCTCAACACCAAGAGCGCCGGCCGCTCCAGTATAGAACGGAGTGGTTAAAGCACTGGTGGCACCAGCATTTGAGACTGTGCGCTCCTTCTGTTGTAACTCCCGGCCACGAGCCCTAAATGCCTCAGCTGGGGACGGAGGACCAAACTGCTGAGACTGATCAACCGGATCGTCTTGGTACTGAGAAGGTTGGTTCTGTGACACTGGCTGCTGACGACCACCGCGATTCAGAACGCGAGTCGGAGCGGCATTGGTCGGAGCAGCAGTCGGGGCAGACATGCCTCGACCTTGAGGTTGACCACCTTGAGGTACGTCGTAGCGGTCGTCGCGCAGGATCTCGTTAACTCCAGGGCGAGATCCGAAACGTGCGTCAACGATTTGTCGAGACACGGTTCCGAGAGCTTCGTCGTATGCCTGTTCTTCAGACATTCCCTGAGCTTTGAGACGATCCTGTTCAGCAATAATCTGTTTAGTCCGATAGCTGTTCGGCATGAATGACGACAAGCCACTTGCTTCAGACTCGAAGTCTTTATTTAGCTGGTCCATCGTGGACCCATAAGCACTGCGACGCTGGGCGTCCTGCTCCTGCTGATAGGACTGCCGCATGAGGCGCATGTTCTCACTGCCTGGATTGGTTGCAGCACGGTACTGTTGCAGTCCCTCAAGCCCGCCTTGATCAAACGCGAGTTGCTCGCCGCGCTGGAGCTTGTTGTATGGCAGAGATGCAGCTTCAAGGCGGTTCGACGAATCAAACATGTTGGCACCAGCTTGGATGCCAGTGCTTCGGACACCAGCCTCAGCGCCGTACTTCAGGGCATCAGCCTGAGTAGTAACATTTCTTTCGGAGGTGTCGAACCCACGCATTCCGAGCCGCTCCCCAGAAGCGATTCGGTTGGCCTCGTTTTGAGTCAGGCCGGCTCGATACGTACCCATGTTCTGAGTGTCCAGCAGACGGGTCGCGGCGTCGCTCTTACCGATGTCCACCTGACCTCCACGATACGTGTTCAGGCCACGCACGTTTTCCCGGCCAGTCTCGCCCTCATACCGGCGAGTGCGGGCATCTTCCATGCCGATATCCACCTGACCACGTCGGTAGTCATTGAGGCCGGACACGTTCATTCGGCTGATCCCTAACTCCTCCATTCCTCGACGATCAAGGGCTTCACCCTCGCGGCGGCGCAGGTTGGTGTTGGACACCTGATTGAGGAAGTTGCGATACGAGTTCGCCTCAGCCTGTTGAGCGCCCTGCTGGGCGATCTTGTTGGCCATCAGCGAGTCCAGCGTTGATCCGTAAGCGTCTGCCATAAAAGTGTTTGGTCTGTTCGTTGTTCAGGGTTGATCAGTAGGGGCGGCCGTACATCGGCATGCCGTACATCATCGGGTTGGCGTAGCCGTAGGCTGGCATCGGAGTAGGAGCCTGCTGCTGGCGACCGCCTCCACCCACACCAAGACCTCCCATGAGACCACCGAGCATTCCGCCACTACCGAGCATTCCGCCGCTGTAGAGGCTCATGCCGGTGTCGATGGCGCTGTTCACACTGGAATCAAGCGCACTTCCCAGCTTGGCCCACTTGTTCTGCTTCTCTTGGAAGCCAGCGAAGTTCGAGTTGTTCACGTCAGATAGACCGCTCAGCTGACCGATCTCGGACTGACGCGCCTGCTGACGCGCCTGCAGCGGGTTGAGTTCCATCTGGGCCAAGTTCATCGGCAGCTGGTTGCGGTACTGCATCAGTCCCATCTGCTGACCGACGTTCGCGCCACGCTCTGCGCCCGCACCGGAAGCAGCTTGATTGAGTCCGCCGAAGATCTGCTGGGCAATGGGCGCACCGAACGCACCGACGTAGCCGGAACGCTGCTTGTCCATGTAGGTGCCAGAAGCCTTGCCGGCGTAACCCAACCGGGAAGCCGCCATCTTGTCGGCCTTGGACATGCCGCCACCAAGCTGACCAAGAAAACCCTGGAGCGCGCTGAGGTCGCCCTCACGAGCCCGTTCACGGTCACCCATGAAGCTGGCATTGCGAAGACCACCGAGCATCTGGTTGGTCTCGCCCTCGGTCTGCTGGTTCAGTCGGCCGACCTCGCCAATAGCAGTACGGTTCGCGGCGGTGTAATTGCCAAGAGCGGTGTCCGCCTCCTGACGATACTTGTCCATGCCGCTAGTCGAAGAATCGATTTGGTCTTGGAGACCCTGATTCTTGTTCATCCGCTCCATCTTGGAGCCAGCGAATGCCCCGATGATTCCACCGAGATTTGAAATGCCCATAGCGTGTCCTGTTCTTTGAGTTAGTGAACCGCCGAAGCGGTGTTGTTGCTAGAAATAGTCTCCGTGCGAAGACCTCATCGAGACACTCATCTCGTTGAGGTTGCATGAACCGCCGACCACCGGATTCCTTGAAGCGTTGGCGATCATCAGGCGGAACCCAATCTGCGACCCAGTCCTGAAGAACTGATACGTCGCAAGGCGATTCGGCCTGAGATTGTTAGTGGCCATCTGGCCCTCGGTCTCCGACGACAAGCGGTCAACCTTTCGAGGGTTTGATGTCTGCCAGATCAACCGGTGCGGCTGAGATCCATACCCGATGTCAACGTGCAGGTATGCAGCATTGATGTCAGGCACGTCTGGGGCGTCGTACTCAACAGCGATCCGCGAGATCGTCTTGTTGTTCGGAGTGCCCATGTCCTGAGAGTCTGTCTGGAGCAGGGTTGTGTACCCGAAGTCAGCGTAGCTAACCACCGTGGTTGGGTGATTGGTCGTCGTCCACGGCATTCCTGACCGCTGGTTTTGATCTGTGGTGCAGTAGGTGCGGGCGTAGACATCCGGCGTGTACTCCTTCAGGCATTTGTCCTGAGAGGAGGCCATGACGAACTTGTACCCGTTGCCACACGGGGTGCAGTCGGGCTCAAGGCTGGGGTTCGCGTCTATCTTGGCGCACAGCGAGTTGGTGGGACTTGGGGGAAGCAGGTAGTCCTCGGTCGTGTTGCGAATGCAGGTCAGGTTGTTGTCCAGAACGAACGTGATCGGGAGCGGGTTACCCTCACCAGGAAGAGGCTCTGGAGGACACGCGCCAATATCAGCCAACCAGCGGCGCACGTTGGCTTGGTAGCTAGGAAGGTGGGAAACGAACGATGTGAAACCGGATTCAACCAAGCACGCCTTGCCGATATCCATCTGGAGCACCAGAGACTTGGACGGAACCGTCTCAGCATCAGGAGCCCACGAGAACCAGACCATCCGCTCGGCCTCATCGTAGCCACCAACCAGCAAATGGCACGCGCCTCGATTGACTGGGCCGAAAGCAGGGAACGACGAGATGGTGACGCCACTTAGGTAGTCAGCACTGACACCGTTGTAGATCGCGCCGCACGCACGGTACAGCCAATCGAGGATTCTTGGGCTCCGATCGAACTCCCCGATGACGTAGATGGTGTCTTCACCGCCATAGACGTGAAGCTCACCCAGATTCACAAGGCTGTTCTCGAACCGCAGCACCTGAGGGCCACGATAAACCTCTCTGAAGTTGAATACCTCATCTCCGCCCACCAAATCCACGTTGTAGATGGCCTTATCGGTGTAGACGCGGAACTGCGCCCCAAGAGGAGCCATCGCAAGCACACGCTCATCCTCACCGAGGTCGATGTAGCCAGCCAGAGACTCTGGTCCGGGCACAAAGCTCAGTGGATCGTTGAAGTCCGACCAGAAAATGCGGTTCTGGTAGACTGCGCCCTCGCTGATGACGTTTCCAACGAAGACAAACCCGCGCCATGCGCCAATGGATCGCACCGTGGTGATGTCCATGGCAACAAAGTCATCTAGAAGCTCGGCAGAGTAGCCTGTGGTGGGGTCAGCGGGTTTTTCCCACGACCACCAGTACGGCTGGTCCATGCCGTTGGTGAAAATTGTGATGCCGCCCATCTGGGCATGCTTCCACCGCGTCTCTGGAACACCAGCGGCCGGTATTTCACCGCCCAAACCGCCGATTAGTAGACGCCAGTTGCCGTCCAGACCGGTGTTCGAGTAGAGGCGAGAGCGCGTTCCAGCTAAAAGCCGGGTGTCTCCGCTTTCTCCGCGCATGTGGGCCAGAAAAGTGATGTACTCAGGAGAGCTCATTCACAGATGATTTGGGTGTTGGTAGGCGGAAGCAGACTGCTGTCTTGAACTGTCGAGTTCCAGACCATCAGTTTGTCTGAAACACCAGTGTCGCTAAATCCAATCGCGTCATTCGGAGCGCATCCGTATGCAAACACGTTCTGGTTGGCCGCAGCATTCGTGTTCGAGTACATGCGCAAAATCTGAGTCCCTCCTGCTAGAACAGAGGTGTACTGGAGATCAACGTAACCGTCAGACTCTGTCGTCACAGCGGCTGTTGTTCGCGTGCTGACTCTCCAGATGTATCCAACCCAAGGGACATACGCATGAGTGCTCGGTGCTATAACCGAAATCGTCGGAAAGTTGGAGATGATCGGGCTGTATGCGTAAACCGTACCACCATTGTTCGAGATGGTAGCTGTTGGAGCTACGACAGTTCCTGGATTCTGAACCAGCACGTTGGCTCCAATCACAGAAATGACTGCCGTGCCAGCAATCACCGTTGGCGAAACCGTGTTGGTCAGAAGCTGATCGTGCAGATCCTCGTTTCCAGCCGGCAGAGTCGATAGAGCTAGGGGCCTCCACCCTCCAAGCCTCGTCATCATGCCCTCACGATCGCTGATGGCATTGACGACAAGGCGAAAGTACCCCTCACTGGTCTTTCCAGCAGGGGATCGCAGGTCCAGCGATACAGCATTTAGCTGAATGCCGGTCTCTCTAACGCCTCCAAGTCGCTTCATACGGTTCGAGTAGTGCGCATGATGAACCAGATAGCCATTGACGGCTGAACAACGGAAACACCTTGAGTAGGAGCGGTGGATTCACCGTCAGCAATGAGCCCAGTGGTGGCCGCATTGCCGGTGTTCGAGAAGTTGCCGTTGCCAGACAGACTTCCATCACCCTGAAGCGTGTTGTAGTGGTAGTTTCCGGCCAATGTCCACTGACGCATGATGAAGTCGAAGTCATTGTTGCCAGCGTCGATTGACCCACCTCCAGAGCGGAGTCCAATACCATGGAAATGTGGCTGAACAGGCACCTGATTCGACGCGAGAGTGACCTTCTCAGAGCCAAAAATATCTCCGTTGTTGCGTTCAGTTAGAGAAGTGCCTGCACCAGCACCAGAAATGACGCGGCCACGCAGATCAGGAGTCCCGTTGGTTCCGTCGCAGAGTCTCCAGAACGCAAGACCAGTGTCTCCAGTCGGTTTGTTGAGCGCCTCGACAGCGGTTTTAACAGCGGCCTCCGTGTCCGACATGTAAAACGGCATGATGACATTGGGAGGAGGCAGGAACATCGACTTGAAGTCGGGCGTCGCATTGCCTGCACTATCAAAAGCCCAGTCGAACCACAGCTTCATCTTAGATGACAGCGCCAGGAGGTTGGTGATGCGGTTGCAAAAGCTCTCTCCAAGCGTCGCTACGGTGAAACTGCTGCCTGTGATCGGCGAACTCATGGTTACTTTGGTACTCGGCGCACCTGTAGCCAGCAAGTGGTAGTCGTATACAACGAAAAACCCACCCCCTTTCGAGGGTGGGCTGCGTCGATTATGGTTTGGTTAGGTTAGACGGGAATCTCAGCGCCCTCAGTCGGAGGGGGAGTGTTCGGGCTCAACGAAGACAGGAGCCGATCAAAACCCATGACAGCGCCCTTGGAGGCAACCAAGTTCTGTTGGGACTGATTCAGCTGCTGAGTCAAGATGTTGATGTTCTGCTCAAGCTGCTGAATGTTGCTCAGAACAAGATCCCGCTCAGTGTTGATCTTCGAGACGATATCGGTGGTGTCAGACATGCGGATTTAGGTGTACAACACCGAGCTCAATGTGTCAAGCGGTCGGGAGCGGGATCAGCGTCAGGCCCAGCTTCTCGGCAATCTTCTCGTAGAGGTAGTTGTCGTCCTCACCCCAAGAGGTGTAGTCCTCACCGCTCAGGGTGATGCTGCCATTCATCAAGACCGGACCCCAGAATGCGGGGAGGACTTGACCGTCCGGCAGGGGAGGGATTTCGGTGACCTGTCGGACCTCGTACTGGGCCGTGCAAGACTGGAACAGTTGCACGTTCACGTAGGGAACCGAGATGGCGTTGGCGGTTTTGTCCAGCACGGGGGCCGGCTCAATCTGGCGGTAGTTGGGTTGCATATCAGTTTTCTTTGAGCACTTCGGGTATGAAGGCGTTTAGTGTCTCCGGTGTATCGTATGGCGAAAGATCGATCAACGTAACGTCGCGGAGAGTTTTCTTGCTGGCGGCAATCTCCGCAAGTTGAGCGGTATTACCCTCTTCCAGACTCCGCATGAACTGCACGTCCAGCTTCTCGAGCAACGGTTTTCGCAAAGCTCGGAACTGGCTGCGCTTCAACTCCTCTGCGGCCGCTCTGTCCAGCGTGATGTTGCCTACGCTGTCGATTCGCCACGCGCTGAACAGATGTGTCATCGCCTTCACCTCGCTCGAATCAGAGTCCTTGATGAACGACTGGCGTGAAGTTCCGTCTGCGAATGGCGGAATGTCGCGCTGCTGACGTTGGGTAAGGAACTCGGCCTCCTGCTCTTGGGTTAGGTCTGGCGGGTAGACAGGGGTCAGCACACAGGCATTCCCGGTGTCTCCAGTGAAGACGATGACTTTCATGGGTTATCGGTCGAATACGACGTGGACGAAGCGAGCGTTGTACGTGTTGCCGTCACCGTAGCTCGCAGTGACCTCACAGTAGGTGGTGGTCTTTGGCGTGGCAACGCGAGGGATGTTCAGGAATCCGCCGTAGAGATACCCACCGTTGGACTCGTAGCCGATCGTTCCAGACACCGCGTAGTTCGCGTCGGCAAACGCGGTGCTGAAGTTGACTCGATACTGCCCGTAGTTGATGCGGGTGACGCTTGAGATGCCCAAGCTCGCGTTGATCGTGATCGCTCCAGTGGACGGGTTCTCGTTGAACGTCACCCACGCACGGGCGACACCATTGATGTACGGCCCGAGGTTGGCGAACGTGATCTCCTGCGGAGCCTGTGACACCGATGCGCTCGTGTTTCCAAGCACTGACGACGAGCCGACATTCTGAATCTTGGCGTAAGTGACAACACTATTAGCTAGTTTAGCTGTGGTTGAAACAGCGCCATCAGCAATCGTTGATACACTACCAGCCGTGTCTGCATAAGCTACGCTGCAGCCAGCGTGGACCGTATCGTTGCTGTAGTATCCATCCAGTCTCCAGTACGTCCCGGTCCAGTAATTCTGGACGCT